ACATACATAAGAGATGCAAAATCCTCGGATTATACACATCTAATTGCCGTGTCTATGGATATGTGCGAAGAACTTAACAACAAGAGATAATATGAAAAGCATCTACCACATTCACAAGTCATCCAATTCTTATTGGGATAGCCACTGGACTGACACCGATTATTATCTTTGCGACAGCGAGGAAGAATACCAAGAATTGCTGCAAGAGTACCGAAAGAAAAGAGAGGACGTGGAACAACGTTATCGAGCTAACAGACACGACAGTTCAGCGGAATGGTGCTACCTTAACTTCATTTTTCATCCAGAAGGCAAGATTCATGCGAATGAGTATTATTATGCGCATGAATGGTGTGGCAAGGAGTTCGATGCATTCGGCTTCGGTTGGCACGAGAATTTAGAGAGAAGTTCACATTACAAGTATTTTCTAAAGCCAGGCTCTGTGACCAACGAGAGCGTTAGCTCAGCCGTTGGCAAGTTCACGGGATATGGAAGTTAAGACAAGAACATGGTACATACAGGAGCAGGAAAAAGTTTCTTTATCGAAACAAGTAAGGAGATGCCTTACTACATTAAGACATCAACAGGTTGTGAGATTTATAGCAATGACAGGCGATTGCGCATTGTTGCTTCAAAGGTCAAGATTGCCAACGACGAACGCTGCAATATTGCCTACTTCGTGCGCTCTGGCGAACTTTGGGAGATGGGCAGCAATGGCCTCTATGTAGATAGCTTGGAGAGGTACATTTCCGATTTAAAGAACTCACCCTCTTTTACCAAGGCAACAACAGAGATGTGAAGAGAGTTAAGCAGGCAACAACGAAAAAAAAAATCTAAAAATTGATTATCATGGAAAATAATGATTACCTTTGTAAAAAATTAACACATGGCACGATATGTTAGGAGCAATTATAGGAGATATTGTCGGCTCAAAATATGAGTTCAACAATACGTTCGATTATAACTTTGAAATGTTCAGCGATGGATGTGACTTCACCGACGACACCATTTGTACAGTGGCCATAGCCGATGCCATACTGAACAAGCGAAGCTATCAAGAAAGCCTACACGACTGGTGCCGCCGCTACCCTAACCCCAAGGGAGCATACGGCGGAAGATTCGCAAGGTGGATTCATTCGGCTTGCCCTCAACCATATAACAGTTGGGGCAACGGTGCTGCCATGAGAGTAAGCCCGATAGGTTGGGCTTTTAATGAGCCACATACCATTATTCGGGAGGCGGTGAATAGTGCCAAGGTATCACACGACCATGTGGAGGGGTTAATCGGTGCGTCCGCCGTCGCAATGGCAATGTATGAAGCAAAACTGTTTCCAACGGCAAAGAAAGCAAAACCGCACATATCATCAATCACAAGATGGTATTATGGGGATGACTTCAAGAAGGATCTACCTCGACAAGGGGTATTCGATGAGACTTGCCAAGGGTGCGTACCCCTTGCGTTATACATCATATTGGAGAGCGACGACTTCGAGGATGCCATCCGAAAGGCTATATCATACGGAGGCGACAGCGATACGCTTGGAGCAATTGTCGGCTCCATAGCGGAACCTTTATTCGGCATACCTCCGTACATGAGAGAAAAGGCTCTTGATTACCTCCCGTCAGAAATGTTAGATGTTGTAACTAAATTTGAAAAGAAATATGGCAACAACTAAGAAAGACTTACTTCCTTTCTGCCGATATTACAAGGGAGAGAAGGAACGACCGAAAGATGCTCCACTTTGGTGGGGGTATGAAGAAAAATGGGTAGAGCTGTCTGAAAACCCACAAGAAGGTAGTATAAATTTCAATATGCTTGGCGAGTATATAGATAACTATCTTAGAGCAGGATTAAGAACATTTGAGCAAATGGACGATACTCCAGCTACCTTAAAAGCATTGCTATTTGACCGACATACTCATTTCGGTGGTGATGCCGAGAGCTTCAAAACATGGTACGAGAATGAATACAAAAAGGGCAAGGATTAATTTCCTTGCCCTTTATTTTATTATGGGGTATTTGCGATAGGTGTAGGCTGGTCGATAACCTCAATATCAACAAACCATCTATATGCACCATTGTTATATTTGCGCTCAACCTTTAATATACGGAATTTTGTTCCTCGTTGTAAGATAACCTCCAATTCTTTTGTGCTTCCAAAATGGTGCGCTCCACTTTTTCCATCCCAGTTATATCCGTCTGAACGGAGACTGCCAAACCTTGAATAAGGTTCAGCATAGATGCCCTTTGTTCCTTTAGGGCAATAAATGTTATATACAAATGAAGAGATAACATCTTTTTCGCCGTCTCCAACAAATCCATAGCCCTTTGTGTGAGCTGTTGACATAAAAGGCTTATTTGTTCCCTCTTTGCCTATAACTTGTGAAAGGTCTGTTGTTATCAAACTCTTTTCTTTTGTAGCAAGTTGATTTTTTAAGTCGGAAATCTCTGTATTCAATTTACTTATAAGACTTTTGTCGGATGCGAATTTTAGTCTATGTTCCTTGTCGCTAATTTCATTTGCTATCATTTCGCACGTCCTCTCTATATCGTAATCATAATCGAGGTTCACGCCGAACTGAGCACTAAACTCTCCTAAGCTACCACCTCTATTAAGCCATACATCACGTGTGAATGGTTTGGATTCGTCAATCATTTTTGAGAGGGTATTTATATCCTTCCAACTATCTCTGACTTCGTTATGTACACCATATTTCTTACTATAATAAGTTGTGTAGCAAGGTTCGTTGATATATGAACTTCCACTTGTGTAGTTAAAAGCAACCTCTTTCTCATTCTGAGACCATCGTTTCCAATCAGCCTCGGCAAAAGGTCTAAAGTAATCGTCGGCAACATCAGGGTTTCTTGCCCAAAGTGCAGCATCTTTCCTTGCTTTAGAGTAAGCATCAGCATCGAAAGGAATAGAGCCACTTTTTTTGTTAGTCGCTCTTTTTAGCTTTATATCAATGAGAGACTGCTTCTTTTGCATCGTCTCAGCAAGCAGTTTGTCGGCGAGGTCTTTATCCTGTGCGATAATCGCATTGTTGAGGTCATAGACGAGCTTGTGATATATCTTGCTCTGTGTCTTATAGCCCTTTACATCGCCATAGGCTTTATTGATATTCACCCAATCAATCGCCGTATTTACCTCATCGAGCTTTTTGAGATATGCCGCTTGCGATACCTCCCAAGTGGCATACTTCTGCTGAACTCCGTGCATATTTCCACCAAGGAAATCAACCGCCTCAAATTGCAATTTGCTTGCTTGCTTTTCAAGCGTCAAGCTTTGCCATTGAGCCAACTTCGCTTCTACGGCATCATATACTCCGTGCAACTCTTGTGAAGAGAACAGCTTATGCCATTTATTGACATCAGGGATGAGAGCGGAAAGCGAAGCCTCGTCCATCTGTATCGCCTTGATGCTCTTTGCAAGCGTTTTCGCTGCCTCTCTTGCCTTCGCATAGTCAGCCGCCTGTAATAATGCCTGGACGTAAGAAAAGTCCGTCTCGCCGTATTGCTGAGCGGTTTTCAGCACATTCATTGCTACCTTACGGTCAGTCCACAAGAGCTTCGTCTCATAGCCTTGCTTGAAGCGATTGAATACCTGCATCACCTCATCACTGCTCTTCTTGTCAGCTATCGCATAGCGGATTGCGAAGTATCGCTTGTGGAGTGCTTCGCTTTTAATATTAGTAATAGCCTGTCCTTCGAGCAAATCTTTCGCCATGCCATAATAGTAATTACGACGATAATTATTCCATCGAGACTGTATCTTGTCAATCTGCTCCTGCGTGCGTTGGATGTGGCGAGCCTTTGCTTTCTCCAATATTTCATCCTTGCGAGAAATCGCGTTTAAGCCCATTTGCGCGCGATTTTCGGTGCTTAAAAGCCCTGTCCAGTACTTTGTGTTATCTCGCAAATGCCACGCCAATTTTCCGCTCTTACCAGCGGTAACGATGGCATCGGTATTGTCTCTTATATATTGTTTAAACTCGTCGGGTACGTCTGTAACGGCAAAGGGCGAGACATAATTACTCATGTCCTCACCTGCCATAAGTCGTTTGTAAAATTGTTTTTTTTCATCGCCTTGCAAAGTAATAGGGTCGCTCGTGCATCGGCATTGAGGGTGCCAGTTCAGCCAAACAAAATCCTTTGGGTATCTGCCTTGAAGTTCATCGCATATATCATGGTGCTTCTCTGGGTCATGCTCTGGAGAGACGTGAATCCACTGCCCTATGACAAACGGTTCTTTCCGCCACCTCTCGTTGTGCGCTTTAAGGTATGCGGCGTTTATCTCCGTCCTCGCCACTCGCAACGCATTCTTGCGTGCCGAACGATACACACCCGTGCCGACCGCCTCCAATGGCTCATCAACAAAACGAACCTTACCGTTAATCACCTTACGCTTGTACCATTTGACAACATCCTTTTTCGTGCCGTTCTTTAGCACCTTGACAGTGTGATAACGCCGATACATCATGTCGGGATTATTGAGGTACTGCCTTAACTTGGAGCCTATCTGTTCTGCCGATTCACCAGCCTTAATTCCATCGGCAAGCACATTAGACATTGCCATTTCAAATTCCCCCTTGCTTTGTTGACAATAGTTCCATACAGTCTGCGCGAGGTTCAGCCCTTCCTTGGAATGTAGTCTATTCGCGATAAAAGTCTTGGCCGCCGTTGCCCTTGCCACTTTAAGGGCGTCATTCGATAATATCGTAAAAGTACCAAGGTCTTCTTTGTCGTGGTTGTAAGCCAGGGTCACTCCGTCCGTGATTCCGTTCTCGTAGCACAGCAGACTGTTTTGAAAATAATCATTAAAAATATTGTTAAGCCTTGCCTTTAATTTGGGGAAATTGTCAAAATTAAATAAAGCATCGTCATCCAGCACACCCTCATCATAACCAAGAGATAACAATCTCTTGATGTAGTCACTATATAGCCTGCCCAACCGCTTGTTATAAACGGCGAACAGATAATTCATTTGTTCTTTCTGCTGTTTTGATGTGAGCTTCTTTGACATTATTTACCTAATAATATTTTTATTTTTTTATCACCTTTAAGTATAGCCGCTGCTGCTCTATGATGACCATCAATTATATAAACATTTCCATTACGCTGTACTCCATAAGGAACATCATTTGCATCAAAATTAATAGATGCAATCGTCTTTAGATTATTCGCTCCTATATATTCTTGTGTTGGGTGTATCTTATCAACCGACACATATTCGTACTTTCCTGTTGGTTTGCTAAATGACGATACAGTTTCTACGCTTGCCCTAACTTTTTCTGATTCCTCTTTTTGATATTTCTGCTTAAACACATCATTGGTTTTAATCGCCATAGTGCTTGTATTGCCGAATAAAGGAAATGATAATGAATCAATGGTATTGTTAATGGAAGCCTCTTTATACTTTACGCTATTAATTTTTCTTGTTCCTCCGCTTGCTTTTGCCATATTTATTCCTCCTCTTCTTCATTTGAAACTGACTGACTTCCACTTGCGGCACTACCAAGTCCCGAAAGGGCTGCTTGCTGCGCCAACGCTTCTTCCTGTTCACTCTTCATTTCTTCCTCAACCTTATCAGGGTCATCATTGAGAGGGTTAAGCTCAATGCTACGCCGCTGCGAGGTTGAAGGATTGCCACCGTTGCTTTGAGTAATAAGTTGCATCAGCTCAACATTATTTTTAGGGATGTAAGGCTCAAACACAGGCTCGAAGTCAATATCCTCAGCAACGCTTTCGTCTATACCTTTCACATAAGCACCTGTATTGCAGATGCCATTGGCCACGATATTGCTCCTGCGTGTGAACATCTCCCCATAAAGCTCCGTTTTATTGCCAACTTTCAAAAATGGGTCTGTGAACATTAAGCGAATGGCCGCGCCACTGGTGTTATTGCCCAATGTCTTCATATTCTCAAATGAAATATCAGGCGTTTGTGTGAAGGAGAAGATAATATTAAACAGATAAGCAATCTCGCCCTTCACCGACTCTGGCGAGTGGTCCCAAGACAGGACGCTCATGTGCGTTTCCTTGCCGCCTTGGAATACCGCGCCCTGCTCGCCTTTCTCGGCGAAGCCTTCCAAACGCCCTTGTATGAAGTATTTAGGCGTGCCGAAATAGTCGTTAGTATCACCCCAATTGGAGATGCACTCCTCCGCACGGTCTGCCGCCCACTGAACGTCTGCCCACTCTGATTTGTACTGGTGATAATACACAACAGGTATCTTCGTAAAGCCGTGGGCCTTTACATCAACAAGCGTCCATCCTGAGCCATTGTTGATATACTTATACACATAACGGTCGGTGTATACATCAAAATGAAGTTCAGAATTGCCTTGCTCATCAAAAATATAGTATTCGCGCCCAAAGCCATCCATGCGATGCCAGTCGTTGAAGTGCGGATATAGCTTGTCGCCATTGGCAGGAGAAAGCAACTGCACACGTATCTCGCCGCCAAGTCGTCCGTTATCGTCCGTGGTCATGTACCACAACTCCGCTGCCTCACACTGTGAGGAAACGGTGCGAACGAGTTGCTTGTCAAAATACTTCATCTTGTTATCGTGATAGCAATGCATGATGGCATCATAAAGCAGTTGTTGCTTTCCGTCAAGCGACTTCACATCCACACCATGCGAATTAGCCTTATATGTCACGGCATTGGTAAGCAAGAAACCGACAAGCCTCTCTACGATAATATACTGTATGGGCAGAGCTATCCTTACCCTGTCAACTAACACCGTCTTGTAGATTACCTGTCCCGTGATGGGGTCTTTTTGGTCGGTGGGGACTTTTATTCGCTTTTTTTTACGCTTATCGATGTCAAACACGTCATGCTTGTATGGATCCCATTGGCGCATGAGCGTTTCAAAGTTGTCATGCAGTGGCAATTTGCGAGCTGTAAGCAATGTATGCACGGTGTTGGCATCATTGCCCGAGAGTATTTCAGTTATATTCCTCATTTTTTGTGGCTTTGCCACAAAGTTATGAAACCAACGATACTTTTACGAAATATTCTTAGTTCCTGTGTAAACACCCCAAAAAAAAGAAATTGGATATGTTAAAATTCAAATGGACTGACACAATAATAATTTGCGCTATCTTTGCAGTTACAAAACACAACACAAATAAACCACAATTGCCAAATTTATGAAAGGTTGTTTTTTATCCCTTGCCGTGCTAATCTTTGGGTTCTTCGCAGTGCTCGCAATTGCAAGAAGCGAGAACGCAGCAGAGACGGAAAAACTGGCGAATATGCCATTGTATGAAAATGTCGAGTATGTTCAAGTTGCCGCTGGCGATTTGATACAGCAAAGACTTAAAGACCCTGATAGCTACAAGTTTGTGGATATGCAAGAGCAGCCGTCAACAAAACAAGGTGAAAAACTGTTCGTTGTTACATACAGAGCCAAGAATGGCTTTGGTGGTTATAATGTCGGCGAGGCTTTATTCTCTTGCGATAAAGACAATCTGACTTTACTATCTATAAAAGGACGATGATATAGTCCTTGACTACCTTTTCCCAATATGCCAATGGTTGCACCCGGGGCAGAGGTAGGCAGAATAGCCTCGTAGTCGCCTCCTTGCGATATACCTTTGTGCATCCTCCTCGCATGGGAACGCTTGCTTGGCAGTACCCTTGCGGTTGTAGTGGGAGCGTTTGCGATGCTCCCATGGTTGCTTGTCATATATTCGTTTCATAGGCTCAGAGGATTCCGAGGATTTCAGACGCGGACATACCGCTGCCGTATGCCCCCAATACCTTCTCAAGTACAACATACCTGCAACCATCTATTATATGGTTATACATATCAATCGGCACGTTTAGCCATTTGCCGTCCTTGTCTTGCCGCCAAGTATAGTTATTAAATTCCTTCTTTGCGTTTACGGAACGATTAGTTATATGTATAGTATATTCCAACATTTTCATAATGCCAGCCTGAATAGAACCAGGAAATTTCTTAACAGGTTTTATATCAATGCCAGCATTGTATATTTCGTCAACTAAGCGAGGGTCGGCAGATTCGGAGATGATTTCAGTATTTTCTTTATCCTCCTTCAATATTCTAATTATATCAGAAGAAAGCATGTGCGTTTGGTAGCAAACTTCGTCTATGTAAATATCTTTGCCATAAATATATACGTCCACGATTGCAGTCGGGTCTGACGCATAGCCAAAGTCCATCGCTCGATAATGGTGTCTTCGCGCTTCTACTGGTATATAGTCGTCAATGACCACGTTTTTAAATATCAAGCCCTCAACCATTGAGCGCAATCCCAGACCATAGATACGCCAAAGGCTCGGATTCTTCCATCTAAGGCTCTCAATCTCAGCGATAACCTTTGGTTCAAGGAAAGGGTTATCCTTGTAAGTGGAAATGAACCAATAAGTGCTTTTTTCCTCATTTACCTGATTAATCCAATGGTCTTCTGAGAAGGAAGGGTTGTAGTCAAGGATAGAGAACTCCGTTGTACGCATCTGTAGCTGCTGCCATTCGATAAAAGAAAGCTCATTCGCCTCATTTACGAAAAGCACCTTACGCTTAGAACCACGCACCTTCTGCTCATTGTCGGTGGAGAAGAACTCAATCCAAGAGCCGTTAGGAAAAGAGTAAACGAACTCTGATTTATTCATGCACTTATCATTCCACCAACCAAAGTTGAGCATTATATCCTTGAAGTCACGATAGACAGTTCGCTTGATGGAAGGCATACCAACACGAATGATGGAAACAGTCGTTCCAGCATGGTTAAAGCAAAGCATACATAGGAACTGCACAACCGAGTAGGTTTTGGCAGAGCGTGAGCTTCCTTGAAGAGAGCAAGTTGTAAACCCTGCTTCCTTCGCTGCTCTTACCCTCATGTAGTTCTTTGCAAAAAATACGTGTGGCATCCTTTCTATTTTATACCTCCTTATTTTTATCTGGTTGCGCATCCTTGCGCTCTTTCTCTTTTTGTATCTCCGCAAGGACCTTGTTGTATTCTTCACTATTTGATACGAAATGCACCTGCAATGGGTCTTGCTTGATTTGCTCACCCTTGCTCGTGAGGTCTATGCGCTGTGTCTTACCGTAGGCTCTATCAATGATGCGGTCAAGTACATCAATGCCCTTCTTGTCAAGCACTCCCTTGGCGATGATACGTTGCATCATAGGGCGTGACTTATCGTTCAGCACCGCTTTCAGCTCTTCCTCTGGCAGTGTCGCAATATACAGAAATGACTCTGCAATAATCTGAGAAGATGGCACTTCGTAGCCTTTCGCCTTCATTTCCTCAATGAACAGCGACATCGTCTTGGGTCTTGGCGGTTTACCTCTCGGATTACCCGACTGCCCCTTTTTGAATGTTCCTTTTTTGAGGTTCTCAAGTTGTTTTGCTCGTTGTACCTCATTATGTGACAATGGCATGATATTACATATTTAATACGTTGAACATACGTTGCATATGGCTTTTATTCCAAAAGACCTCATTTTCATGTATTTCTCAGTCAGTGTATTTTGTTGTTATGGGAATTATTTATAACTTTGTTGTATTTATCTTTTCGGGTAACTCGGTATGCGAGAGCTCGATTCCGGCACTTGTTGCAGATGAACCCAAGTTAGGGCAGCATATCTGCCGCTAACTATTTAATCTGGCTGACTTTTCTTTTCTAATGTCCTGGCTACGAACGTGTCAGAACAATCCCCACTCTGCGAATTTCTCGGAACCACCAACCTTGTTGATATAGTTTCGTGCAATCTCGACAATCTCCGAGTAAGGCTTCCCATCAATCTCTGTATCACCAATGGCACAGAATAACTCCACAGGCTTGCCTGTTTTTTGAGCTTTCAAGAAAGCGTAGATGTTGACGGAAACATCAGCTTTGCTTAGGTCCTTGCCCTGCACTCCACCGCCCGAAACAGATTGAGCCATATCAGAGCCAAGTTTGCGGTTTGTAGCACCCGCGTCAACGTCTGTTCCACCTGTCCAATCTCCAAGAGGATTGATAACAGCATTTGGATAGAGCTTCTTTAAGTCCTCAGTCTTGGCGTTACTTTGACAGATAATCAATTTACCGTCAGCTAATACATACTTGCCATCTGAAGGATAACGCTCATAGATGTCGTGGGCTATTTTGCTGAGGGTACGCTCCTCCTCTGTGAGTGGAACGCCTCGGAAAATACCATTGTCGCCACAACGAATAGCTCCGTCTTGGTTGCTTGCAAGGATAGGGTCTTGAGCTACCATAACGAGAGATACTTTCAAGTCTGTTCGTTTAGTGATACGCCAAACAATAGCCTCAGCCTCAGCGTCTGAAATGTTCACGCTACTCTCAATGATGATGTTTACTACACCATGTCCAAGCAGTACTTCAACTGCTATTTTCGGATTCTCTTCTTTCTTGTACGCAAGGTCAACGATAGCACCAGCAATGCGGTCTGCCACCTTGTCGGGGTGTTGCGGGTTTACTTTTTCTATCATTTCTTTTAGTTTAAATTTTTATTTTATATTTGGCAATGTTAAAGTTTCGTGGGAATATAATTTCATCTTCTGCGCCTCCTATTACAAGACAGTGAGTACCCTTGGGAATGCGGTACGCATACATGTGCTTAGAACCGTACATTCCCGAAGAAAAGTGCTCTGCTACGGTTGCCATACGGGAGGTGCTTGTGTATCCTTTATTTGTTGCAGTCGGTTTATTCTGTGTACCACGAAACACTGTTACGTCCTTAGAAAGAGTTGTCCTTTGTATTATCTTGTCAAGCTGTTGTTTTACGGCCTCTTCTTTTTTGTCAAGAGGTCTGTTGCTGCGCAATTTTTCGTTAATGCTTTCAAAGCCCCATCTTTGATATTCTGCCACAGCGTTCTTTTCGTCTTCGTTTTTGAGCTTAGTAGGCATCATTGAATATTGTTTTTGCTCCTCGTCGTAAACTTTATCAAAGACTTCTCTATACCTATTTTGGTTCTTCTCGGATCATCCTTCCTTTTGGACCATATTTAATAAAGCTAACACATTTGTACCAATGTGAGATTTGACGTTGTACCTTTTAGGTATTCGTGTCGAGCCACTTCCTTTACTCATTTTCGTTTTCCTTTATTTTTTCGGCCTTTTTGCCTGTGTAGGTTTCCCAACGGTTGATGATAACATCGCAATAATGTGGGTCAAGCTCCATTGAGAAACCCTTGCGGTTGAGTTGTTCGCACGCCATGATTGTTGTACCGCTACCACCGAAGCTGTCGTATACATTCCAGCCTTCCTGTGATGAGTTCTGAATAAGATATGCGAAGAGTGGAATAGGTTTCATGGTCGGATGTTCGACACTCTTGGTCGGTCGGTCAAACTCCATAACGGTAGTTTGTTTTCTGTCACTGAACCAATTATGGCTTGCTCCCTTTTTCCAACCATACAAGCAAGGTTCATGTCGCCATTGGTAGTCTTGTCTTCCGAGCACCATAGAGTTCTTAGCCCATATAAGGTTCTCACGTAACTCCAAATCAACAGTATTAATAAGGGCTTTTCTGAACCAATAGGAGTAGCCATCACTGTGGAATATATAGAAGGAGGCCCCTTTCCTCATGTTGGCGTTTGCAGCATTAAAGGCGTTTGTCAAGAACTGCTCGAACTTGTCGTTATCCATTTTGTCATTCAAGACAACAAGCCCGTCTTTACGATGGCCTTCAGTTGCACTGTTGTCGTATCCATAGGCTACATTATAAGGAGGGTCGGTTAGGTAGAGTTGTATCTGCTGACCATCAAGAAGCAATGCCACTTGCGCGGCATCCGTTGAGTCGCCGCACATAAGGCGATGTTGCCCTAACTGCCAAATGTCTCCAAGTTTGCACTTAGTCTCAATTTCATGCTCATTCTCATCATAGTTGTCATCTTCTGTTTCTTTGCGCTCTGACATCTGTTCGACAGGTTCTGTGTCGGTTAAAAAGGAGCAATCCACTCCCCAATCTTGCAACTCATCGACTGTCCAGTCGCCGTTAGCAAGCTCATCCCAATCCCAGTTACCTGCTTGTACGTTGTCCTTGATAGCATACTCCTTGATTTTCTGAATTGGGGTATCGGTCTTCAAGACGAAACAAGGCAGCTTATCGAAGTTCGTATTTCCACCGATGCGTAACTCGTTAGCCACTCTGAGGCGCATATTACCGCAGATGGTGACGTATGTACCATCCTCCAAGCCATAAACCATCAAAGGCTTGTACTCTAAGAACTCTGGGCTATCGGCGAGTGACTTGACGAGATTGTCGTGCTCGCTCTCCTTTAAGTAGCGAGGGTTCTTTGGAACGCCATCAATCTGCCCCTCATTATAGAGGAGCTTTGTAATGTCAATCATTTCACGTAAACCCAGCTTTACAAGAAGCTCATCCTTTGCGATGTATGGGTTCTGAGAGATTTTCTTTTCTCTTGACATAACTTTTCGTGTTTAATAATTATTTTCCCTTAATCCGTTCACATCCATCAGTCATTCTAAAGTCCTCCATTTGTCTACTGAAAGGAGTTAACTTATCAATTTGTTCTTGAATAGAAAAATCCTCATTGAAGAAAGCAATGCCCTCGTGTATCTTCTTTATCGCCTGTATCTTCTTTTTAGTAGTCACAACAGGGTTTATATATATGCAGCCATGCTGTTGGGCAAAACGCCTACAGCTATTGCCTCCACCATATATGACGAACAACGGCTTCTCCCCCTCTGCCCAGTCCTCAGCAATGGATAGCTCAAAGGCGAGGTTACTGAGGCGGTCAGAATAGCCACGAGTAGCGAATGCACGCCACCCACGAGGCACTCCTATCATGTTAAGTTGATAATATTTCTGTGCCACGTTCAGGTCAACGAATATGCCTATGCCTCGTTGTTGCATTGCTCGCCCAATCCAACGTTTCTTATAAAGAGCTTGCATTCCAAATGCTATTGGCATCTCGTTGAAAAGCGAGAAATTTGGTTCTACAATATTACTTGGGTGATGTCGCAAAATCTTATCTGGGTGTTCATACACCACACTGAAGCGATAATCATCCGTGTAGAAATGTAGCGTACCTTGCCCGTTAAGATTGAAAGTCCTGGTCTGTTCACCGAAGCATAAGAAAGGAATATCACAAGTTTGCGCTTGCATATTCAAATCCAATGTCGGGATTTCCAAGTCGTTGTCGCATGGGAATAACTGGTCTGGTATTAAGGGAGTGTAGCTGTCATTCATATTGTTGAATTTTGTCGTTAATCGCCGTGTATAACATCGTGACGTATTTATCCCTGCTGTCCAAATAGCCGCCATACCTATTAGCTTGATTTATCACGTTCCCTCGCGAACGCCCAAGCCTCTCTCCAGCTAAGGTAGGGTGTATTCCGTCTCTCCTCGCCATAAAGCAAAAAATTCCCCTAAGGCTATTGAGAAGAACTGTCTTCTTACGCGAGCACAATTGTTCAGGTGAGATTCCCCCAACCTCACAAACGGCTTGTTCAATAGTTGATAAGCTATGCTCCATTTTTAATCCTATTAATAACCGCCACAAAATTAACAATAAACTATCAATAAACAAGGGTTGATTCCTTAAAATATATTAAATCCTAAATTTTATTCTTAGTATATTTTTTTATCTGAACAGTTTTTATTATCTTTGCAATGTGTTTAAGAGAAATGACTATTAGTCAGACACCTCGATACACCACCAAACAAGAGACAGGTCAAGTCTTGCGAGGCGCATAACTTAGGATTTACGTGAGGTCGGAAGACCTACTAAATACGGAGCGGCAGAAAAACTTGACCTTTTCTGTCGCTTTTGCTTTTTGGTAAGATGCAAATAAGAAAGAAGATATTGGATGAAATATATCGCAATCCCGAGTTAAGGAAGGCAATTGCATTCTCCCTCTATATGAAGTCAAGGGTAGTATCTTCTTCCGTCCCACATTTTACTATCAATAAATTACACGAGATAAGTGGCGTAAGCGCAACAACTATTAAAAAAAGATTGCGCATACTCAGACAACATAATATGGTTTCTTTCACAGGTAAAGGAGGCCATTGTATTGTCTTCAATTCTTTAAGAAGTCACACTTCTCATAGGAATATCTGTATTAAAGATATTGACTTTATCGCAGACCATTGCTCACATAAAAACACAAATGCTCAAAATGTAAAATTCATAGATGATATATTAACGGCATTACTTATAATTGAAATCCAAAATCACAAGAATTTCGCAAGGCAAATGATTCAGCAGTCGGAGCAACCTAAAGGCTTGAATGAACTAAAGATAGCTAAGAAAGCTTGCAATCTTTTTGGCTACAGCGATAAATTCTCGGACAATGGCATTTCTTACAAGTATATGGCTCAAAAAATAGGATGTGGTCTTCAAAAAGCATTTGATATTGTTAAGTTCGCCACAAAGGAACAGATTTTAGTCAAGTTTAGAAACGTGCAAAAATTTTATTTCCCTGGCGCAAAATTTATCAAAGAAGAATTACTTAGAATATACACATATATAAAAGGTAACACTGCCTATAAAGTTAGTGCTAATCGCTATCAACTCTGCGATGGTATGGTATTTATTTAGATTATGAAAAAGTAAGATTAAAAAATGGCAAAAATAAAAAATATGGTAACGAAAACAACTATCGCCGAGACCCTTAAAGAGGTCATGGCAAAAAAGGACATCAAGCTCACGGTTGCGGAGAGCAACCTCTGTGTGACTACGGTCTTCCAGGCCGTCAAGAACGCTCTCGTCAACGCTGGCGAGGTACGCATCGACGGCTTCGGAACGTTCAAGAGCGTTGACAAGCCAGAGCGTACCGGAAGGAACCCTCGAACGGGTCAATCTATCACAATAGCAGCGCACAAAGATGTCGTATTCAAAGCAGCAAAAGCCTTGAAGATTACTGTGAACAACAAGTAGACGTTATTTATTTAGTTCATTTTTTATTTTTAATGTTATATTTTTCATTCCATCTGTAAAGGGCCTGGGAGTTTTATTCTGATACGTATGAAGATATTTTATGATACCTACAAAGACATCTTTGCCTTCGCAAAAAAGGCGTTCAAAGGCACAGCCCTCGGCATATCTCGTTTACTGTGGACGGTTGTCTTACTCGTGGTCAACAGTGCGAGGTTCGCGTTCCTATGGCTTTCTGAGGTTATCAGGAAGAAGCCGATGGTGACGCTGCTCGTGTTCGCGGGGTTGCTCCTTGCGACAAACAGCGTGAACTACGCTTCCATGAAAGCCAAGCTCACCACGGCCGAGTGGCGTTACGACCGTCTCCGCATCCACATGGATAGCGTCTACGAGGCATACAACATCCACAGCTCCTATTCCCGTATCGTCTCCTACGAGGAAGCGAAATAATCGACCCACAAAAACATTAACCAAATGGAAATATCCGATGACATACAGTTAGGCACGCGCATCACCTTGCAGGTTTCCGAGGGCAGCTGCGATGATTGCTTCTTCGCCAAGCTTGACTACGACCTCCGCGTAGATTGCTGCTACCGCATAAAATGCCAGGCTGCGCGTCGCAGAGACAAAAAAAACGTGGCATTCAAATTGGTCGAGGGCAGTGCCACCGAGCCGAACATGCCCATTGAACATAAAAAAACACAGCAATGAACAGTAAAAAGCACAATAATAGGGAACAGGCGATACAAGGGTTCTTGAAGGACTTATGGCATCCCGCCAATGAGCAACCGAAACATTCCAAGTGGATTATGACACAGTTTCTCGACGATGACAATGATATTGCCTTTGAGATAGACATTGCCGGGCCTCTTATAGAGTGGAGGGAATATGCCAAGAAGTACAGAATCGTAAAGTGGCTATATGTCGATGACATCTTGCCACAGTAAGGAGATAAGAAGTTTAACGAAATATAAACAATATGGCATGGGTATGTGTAGGATATAGTGGTGAAGAACTTGTGTTCGTCAATAAGCCGCATAGAAGAATTAGCAAAAACGAGTTCTTTTTTGATGAAAATGACATATATAAACACGAATGGATAGATGATAAATATTGTGGCTGCATAAATCTTCCCAAAGGCAGCATCAAGAAGCTCATCGGAAAGGACTTGTCTTGGGACGATGAGCCTGTAGAACTTAAATAAGAGTAGTTATGGTTAAACCCTACAGAATCAAACACAAAGCAAGTAGATATTATTATCAACGTTACAACGGAAGTAACCTTGGCAAGAAAGGTAAGGTGTATATGAATAATCAATCACCACTTACAATGTGCGATAATGAGAACTTTATACGTATTCAGATCCGTCACAACACTTTAGCTTATAAAGCATTGAGAAATATGCTTTCCAAATATGCTATAGGGAAAGATGATGAAAATGAATGGCATAGTACATCTTACAGAGTTCCGAAAAGTGAATTTGAAAAAGAAGAATTATAGTTTATGAAAATAGAAGATATTAAGTTCAAGGCTAAACGTCTTGATACTGGAGAATGTGTAGAAGATGACTTAAAAATATAATAGTATGGAAAAAGAACAATTACATTCAGCCTTACTTCTTCTAATGAGTAAATTAGAAGATATTAAGAGCAATCCAATGCACGACAAAACGTTCGTTGTTGCATTAACGGAAGTACTACGATACTTTCGTGACAATGGTGAATTAAGGGAGGCTTATAAACAACATAAAGCTATAATAGCTGATATGGAAAAGCAACCTTTCTGTAAAGCTATCATGGATATGTTCTGTGCGAAGATTACCACTGAGCATCCAGAACTTCCTCCTCTTAATATGAAAGAAACTATAGAGAAATTATCCTCAGATGAGTTTATTGACAATAAAATTAAAAATGTGTTAGGGTGAACTACCCAAAAGCTAAAGACTTGCAGGTTTTACGACACTGATTATAAACAATTATAAATATAGCTTATGAGATACATGAGAAAAACGCCAGTAGAGGCTATCCAGTGGAAGGGGGACAATCAGAAAGAAGTCTCTAATTTTATCAGTCCTACTACCGAGTCCTATTGTACTACGCTGGACGACCGTTACGGCAACCTTGATATATCCTACGCAGACCTTAAGGGGCGTAATTTTAATGCTGTCGTTCCTAAGTTCGGATGGGTTGTGAGAGATGGCAAAACCTTTCAGTTCTACAAGGATGCCACATTTAGAAAGACCTTTGGAAAAGTGCAGAAAGACGATTACAAAGGCATTGACAGGGAAGGCATGAGCAATACCCTCAAGGAGGCTCTTGACGGTTGTGATGAGCTTTTCAAAGGCTTTAAGGATGTCTTTAGAGCGGAGCCATACAAGGAGACTTTGGGCGCAGGAGTATGTATCACCCCCGACCATATAAAGATTGACAACCTTTACAAAGGCTATGAAAAGACCCACGAGGAAGTCAAGCTCTCTGATGGATTGAAAGAGATGGCAAGCAACAAAGAGAAAGAGTACTCGCATGGCAAAGCAAAAGGTATCGAATCCGACACCTTTGAGTCCGTTCTCAACGAAATGAGAAACCTTCACGCCAAGAAGAACAAGGACTACGGTGACGCGTTCCACAAGAGCTTCGAGGAGTTCGGTGTTACTGCCGGTGTTGTACGCCTTAATGATAAGATGGAGCGTGTGAAGAGTCTTGTGAAGAATGGCAAGGCGGAAGTCAAGGACGAGAGTCTGATGGACACGTTGAAGGACATGGCAAGCTATGCTGTCATGTTGTATGTGGAACTTAAAAATAAAGAACGGAGAATTTGTAGTAGCGGAGAATTATTATGATTGACGAAAAGACAATAGACGAGGGTGCAAGAGATTATATCAACAAAAACGGTTATTTTGTCAAGTATGACGAAGACCCTTGTGTTGATATAGAGTTTGCTTATAAAGAGGGTGCTATGTGGGCTATCAATGAGTTCTTGAAGGACTTGTGGCATAACAATAGTGAGAAGCCTGTAATGAGTGAGCATGGTATGATACTTGTTGAGCTTAATGATATTACCGCTTGCAAATACTCTTTGTGGCGTAGTACTACAACCTACGAAAGCCTTTGCAACAACGCAGGATATGTTCACCGTTGGCTCTATATAGATGATTTGCTTCCAAAGAAAGGAGGTGCTGAATGAAACCAGAAGCTATCCTATCCATCATTACATACCTGACTTTAACGTACATTCTCTATAATACCTTACTTGGATATGCAGACGTTGGCAAAGAGAGCACCATTGGAATACTACTCCGCTTCCCTGCAATGATTTCAGCCCTATGGATATGCAACCAATTAGCTGACATAAATACTAAGGATGGAGGCGACGATGGACAAGATTAGCGAATTGTCATACCTTCACCTTATAGCACAGCTCGAAGAAGAAAACAGGCTCTTGCGAGACGAGGCAAAACACCTACGCCTCACGATAAAGGATTACTTAAACAAAAAAAACGCATGAAAATCAGACTGGCAAAGAAAATAATGAACACGAGGACAGACCGCCTTGCCGCATATTGGTATGACAGGTTGGTTGATACCTTGGTCGCTCAAACAAGGATAGACCATCGAATCAAAAAGGCGGCAAGGCTAATAAGCAAGTACAATTACAAAAAATTCAACAAGCAGTAAACTACCTACAGGCTAAAGACCTATGGGTTTTACGGCACTCAATATAAATGATAATATGAGAACAATTAAGTTTAAGGCTAAGACATTGAAGGATGGCGAATACTTTAAGACTGAAGAAGAAAAGGAGGCCGACAATGATTAAAGCAGAAGACCTTAGAATAGGCGACATTGTGCAGACAAACAAAGACTGCATGTTTCCGAAAGACACATTGTGCATCGTTACCGAAATCCATCCCGACCGACAGTTTAATGACAAAAAGGGAGTCGTCAGTCTGAAGGCTGTCAACGACGAAGACGACGGTCCCTGGGGGACATGGTGCTGCAACATCGATGGCGTGCCCATCACGCCCGAAATACTTCGCAATAATGACTTTAAGGAAGAAGTCGAAGGCAAATACTTCACAAGGCCAATCAAAGTCAGAGCAGGCAGTTCCCTTGCCAGATATTTGGCTGTAGAACGAAAAAAATACGCTTGGGCAATATTCATAAAGTATTACAACGTGACAGGCTATGCACTCTTATGTCATGTAAAGTACGTTCACGAACTACGGCTCGCCCTTAAAATAGTAAAATTTAATCCGGAAATGAAAGTATAATGTGGATGAATAAGTAAGTAACAAAACAATGACTGACATTAAGATTTCGGTGCATCCGTTTGGCCATAAGCTCGAATGGCGAGGATGGGGGGGTAACTTCTCGCCTGCTCTACGAGCCACCGACTACAAATGCCCTCACTGTATAATGATTGAATATGACTAAGCAACACCCATTCGATGATTTTCATCAGCGCATTCATTGGGACGGCAACTCCATCGGAACCGTTACCCAGCAATGGGGCAATCCTGCGCCGAGGCACGGATGGCGAATAATGACAGAATATGATTAACCCTCACACGCCCCGCTACAAGCGCGGCACCATCACCAAGGACGGCAAGCTATACGGACGCTATCCCGACGGTTCGCTCTACCGCATCTACTCCACCTCTGACCGACCCTTCCTTCAGATTGTTGACCGCAAGGGCGAGACGTTCCTTCGCATACGCCAAGCCACCGAGCAGGGCTATACCGACTGCCCTTGCCCTGGTGCTGCCGACCTCAGCTATTCCTCCTCGGCTCTAAGGCGCAGCAGGACGGTTGGGGGGGGTAAGCTGGTGAACGCTCTGACCGCAGCAAGCGGAGGGGCGTGCGTGTTTGTTGAATTATGACTTGAATATGCTTAGAGCAAAGGCAATATCAATAATGGTGAAAAAGGTGGAGCAGACCATGGTGTTTCAGAACATGCAAGCCAAAGGTCTGATAACGCCTCGCTCGCTTGATGGCGAATGTTTTACTCTTACGTCTGCAATGGGATTAGGGGGGGCAAACGCCTGTAATAGTAAAGGTATATGACTAAATACGACCTCTACCAATATCCTCGTGGCTACAACGACGGAGGTAGATTAGGCACTGACGTTTGCCCGACCTTGACAATCAATTCGTGGCAGCAAAATGTATTTCTGATTGAAGAATATGAATAAAGCAAAGACAATATGATCACAAAACTCAATTTCACCGACCGCACCATCAAGAGCTATGCTATCCGTAAGCTCACGCCAAAGGAGTGTTTCCGCTTGATGGGCGTTCGCGACAACGTAATCGGCACGATGCAGAGCAGCAATGCCCAAGCAGCCGAACGTTTGCCCGACTGGAAGGGCAAGGGCAAACCCGAAGACATGGCTATATCTGCCTCACAGCAGTACAAGCAAGCCGGAAACTCAATCGTGGTGGACGTGTTGGCCCACATCTACGAGCAACTTTTCTATCCCGCACCGCCCAAGCCCCGCAAGCAGGAACAGCTCACGCTCTTCGCCGACCTTGATGACTCGCTGCCCGCCATGCCACCAACAGCCGGAGAACGTGGTAAGGAAAATCTTTTCCTCACCACGTTCTCCGGCTACGACTCGCAGCTCATGGCAGCCGACGTGCTATGCGAGTGGCATCCCGACTTCCGATGGACATGCGTAGGATGGAGCGACATCGACAAATACGCCTGTCAGATGCACAACCTCGTCTTCCCTCAGTTTGCCGACTGCGCCCTTGGCGACATCACCAAGATTGACTGGCATGAGGTGAAACGCTCGCTCCATGGGCGCGAGGTTGACATCTTCACCTATTCCTCGCCTTGCCAGGACATCAGCCAAGCCGGAAAGCAAATGGGACTGAAAGAGGGTAGCGACACACGCTCCGCCTTGCTTTGGCGTGTGGCGGATGCCGTGGAGGTGCTTCGCCCGAAGTATCTCTTGCAGGAGAACGTGGCGGCACTGGTAAGCCAGAAGTTCATGCCCGACTTTCAGAAGTGGCTCGACAAACTCTCGTCGCTCGGCTACGTCTCTCGCTGGGCTCGTCTCTCGCTGGGCTCGTCTCAACGCCAAGAACTACGGTGTGCCGCAGAACCGCGACCGTGTGTTCTGCATCTCCATGCGCCAGGACGTAGCCTTCGACTATCAGTTTCCCGAACCCTTCGAGCTGCGCACCCGACTGGAGGACGTGTTGGAAAATGAGGTAGCCGACCGTTATTTCCTAAAAGACGATGCCGTGAGCAAATCCCTCAAGGCTAACGACTCCGACAACGCCCTCTTCGTGCAGTTTGATTTGCCACCGACACACGAGGCAGCAATGTTCTTGAAAACGTGGCTCACGTTGTGGATGCAAGCAGCCGATGGTTGGAAAATGACATCTACAAGTCTTCAGCTCGCCCTTTATTCGGCAAAGCAGAAAATGGAGCTGTCTTATTCCGTGTTCACGGATAAGGGAGTGGCTGCGTTAGGCGATGAGTTTCAATTGTTGTTCAAGGAGAATATGGAGAGGAAGAAGGATGCGAACTGACAACCCGCCCGACCGTGTAATCCGTATCATAGCTGATATGATTAGGGGTGGTAGGTTGCTCACCTGCCCTGCCTCAATGTTCAGCGCAGAGCGTTTCAACGGAGCCTTTCACGGCATAGCAATAACCATCATGTCGCGCACCGATTGCAGCGACGTATTCTTTGTAGCAGTAGAATTATGACACTCCCTTTCAACACCGAATCCGACGGTACATCACATACTATTAAATCCCAATATTTCAAAATGGGAGCAGCGAATGTGCTCGACATTTCGTTTGACGGTGCCAACTTTAAAGCCACTGGCGCAATCGTGATATATGAATAACAACCCTCGACCCATCATCCTCGGCTCCTACAGCCCCTCGCAGAACGGCATCATCGTGTCACCACACGGCATAGCCTTGTGCATAGCCGGGGGTGGTAAGGGCCACGATGTGGACAAACCGAAAATACTGATAGAATATGATTGACCGTTCCGTCCTCGTCCACTACCGCACCGAAGAGGCGAAAGCCTACCGCCGCGAGCATGGCGACCGTGGAGGGTGCAAATACCAAGACAAACTGCATCTCCCCAGTCCGTGGCCGTGGAGTAATTCGATAACAACAGTAACAAAAGACAACCTCCTATGCGTAATATTCAGATAGCTGCCTTCCGAGGTCGCGACCCCGACAACCCGTCCGACCGCAAGCATCCCTCCTGCGGTCGTTTCCGTCAGCGCATGGAGATAAACGGGGGGGGGTACAACCAACACGCTTACGTCAGTAGGCAAGGATAATATGGCATATATAGAGTATGAATAATCAAATCCCATTCGTGCAACGCCTCTCGCGTTTCTGCCCACGTCGGGGCTACTCCACCGCCCTGTCCGCACGCTACGACGGATGGGCAGGACTCTACGACGAGCACGGACAGCACACCATTGTATTGATAGAGTATGAATAAGTATATACTAAATTGCTCGTCAGGTATCTGTTGCGTTTTGGCCTCTCATTACGCAAGAGAAGGATGGGCGAACATAGCAAATAATACAACATCACAATGTAAAGCACCCGCAATATTGATAGAGTATGACTGACAAGTATTACATTGGCTGGGTACGCAGCGGCAAGGACGGCAAGGGCCTCGTAAAGAGCCGACCGTGCAAGCGGATAGCCAATGCCGTGACGACAATGGTCGGAAGAGGTATTGCCGACCCTCGCGACGGACTCGGCAACACCACACCGCATATAGTATATGAATATGAGTAACCAATAAAACAAAAAAAACAATGGAAAAAGAAACAAATAACCGTATGGAGGCACTTGCCTACATCATAGCCGACCTAAAGGCAGAGAACATAGAGCTGGTGCAGCGTGTGCATCAGCTTGTGGAGGATTACAACGACGTAGCACGTCAGTTGCGTGGAATGGAGAAGCGTAAGGACGAAGACCAGTCAAGGCAGACGCTCGGCGAAATGATGCAGATGCGCGACCATTGCGACAAACTGGAGGTTGAAAACAACAATTTGAAGACGTGCTTGATAGCAGTCAGCTCGTTTCTGCGAGACAAAAATCTGTATATGGCTAATGGCACATTATGTTCTTATGGGTCTGGCAATCCAGAAGTATGTCCTGAGTACTGCAAAAAATGTAACTCCTACCTAAGTACTTTAAAGGATGTTGGTGTGGTTTGCAGCAGAAGACTTGCAGAAGCTTCCGTAATTTTTGCGAAGAGTAAATGACACCAACAAAAACCCTCGTGGTCGGCATGATGCAGACGCCACCCTATGACCGCATGTTTGAGCAGAGCCGCCGCGTGTACTCCGCTCAGGGAATATCGCCCACGCTGCATACACAAGGGGGGGGGTGATAGAGAGATTAAGGTATTGGTGGAGCTGTAAGAATGTCCGCTCCATATCGCCGACAACACCTATCTTTGTACATATCACTGATATGATACGAATGAGACTAACATCGTTTTCATTTGTTTCGTTTGGTGACAAACAAAAACAACATTTCATCTATGATACAACATCAGCATTGGGAAGACTCCACTCACATACTCATTACCGACGAGCAGCATCATGGCAGCATACAGGTGTTCATCCCCAAGCGCACCGAAGACAAGCCCTTGGATGGCGAGGCTGACGCTCTCGTCTATTCGCTGTGGGTGGGCGAACGGCACCGTGGCCGTGGGGTGGCAAAACTCCTGATGGAGACAGCCGAAAGGGAACTGAAGCGCTGCGGCATAGCGACCGTCGCTATATCGTGGGATGGACGCGACTCTCCCCAATGGGTGTTGCAATGGTATGAAAGGTTGGGCTACGAAGGAAAAGCGTTCGACTACCGCTGCTGCACGCTTCTTAAACGGTTGTAGCCAAACAAAAAAACTCATTCCGAAGGCCAAAGGACCGTACTCAGTGTGTCGCATGTCGCCACTCCGTCCAACGTATTTAACGGGCTCTGGTGCAGACGAGCGAGGAGAAGGAAAACCTCAAAAGCGTTCTTTGACTTGTTGGAATACCGCGAAAAAACAAGAAATTGTAAAACATTCCGCAAATTCCGCGCCGTTTATGTTTATATAACAATACAAAGTTGCCAGTGTGGTGATTTTCCCATACCTTTGCAACGCAAAATATACATAGCATAATACACTTATAGAATTTCGGCTTATGAAAACAAACGCGCTCTCCGTCGCCAACTATTTCATAGAGTTGTCTATAAAGGACAAGAAACCCATACACTTGCTTGGGCTTGTCAAACGTGTTTATATTGCACATGGATTCGCCTTGGCATTACTACATCGTGGTTTAATAAACGAAAGGTTTGACAAGGTGGAGGCATGGAAATACGGACCGGTCATACCGTCCGTTTACCATTCATTCAAACAGTATCGAGCAAGGGAGATAACGGGGAAAACTGTTGTTATGGAATGGGACGAGAGAGAAAAATGTCCAATATTTGAAACTCCAAGCCTAACTGCCAAAGATGAGAAAAGAATAGTAGAGATGGTATGGAGAAGGTATATTTCATATTCAGATAGCGAGTTGGTAAGTTTAACCCACATGAAAGGTACTCCGTGGGACATGTGTTTCATTGAGGGGGAAAATGTAACGATTCCAGATATTCTTACAGAAGACTATTACAGAAGGCTAATTGAAAGAGTCGCGTCAAGAAAGGGTATCTCATGGGAAAATTAGATTTAATAGATGCTCTTGAGGAAAGTAATGATAAAAATATCGAATTATCTGATGAGCGCGCAATACAAGTAGAACCTATAAACGGTGATGGAAATGCCATTCTTGCTATACAACAAAAGAAAATCCAACGACTGGATGAAGAGATAAAAGACCTGAAACAGGACAGGGAACAGAGAAAAGTATTAAGCTATGCCTTATTTGGCTTTATGTGTTTCTATATGCTTGTGGCATTGTTTATTGTGTTCTGCTGTGGCTTCGGATGGATGTATCTTTCTGACAAGGTGCTAATAACGCTAATGACCACGACATTGGCAGACGTTATAGGCATATTTGGTTTTGTTGCAAAATATCTATATCATAACAAACCATAGTTAGGGAGCTTCGCTTCGCATTGCCCCCCTTTCTTCTTTTCAAGCGGTATTCCACTCATCGGAGTGCCGCTTTTGTCGTACAATACAAATTGAAGAACAACATGAAATACAAGAGACTATTGGAATACTACGTCAACAAAAGGCTTGAAGCCTTGACCGACGTCGATGACTACGCCCCCGAGAAGCTAACCCTATCAAACCTGCGATGGTTTCTGAGGCACGTGGACAGTGTCGACGTGGTGTTGGCCAAGCTACGCACGATGGTTGACGCTGGCAAGAAGAGAAAGGCGTACCTGTCAAGGTTCGGCGTAACCGATGACGGATTAGAATACGTCGAGGCAGAAGACAAGATCGGCAGGGAATGCCTGGGCATCCTGCAAGTGAAATAAAAGACTTATAAAAAAATGGGAAAACATGAAAAAGTTTGAGTACAGATTAGAGTTGTACCAATTCAAGGTCAATAACGACTTAGCCTCCAACATCGAGAAGGCCTTTCGCAAGGAGGGGCTGAACGGTTGGGAGCTGGTACAATGGGAAGGAGCGCAAGGCACGATAGGGGGCTTACGTTCTTTATGTGACCTCACCGCAGACACCGTGTCTATTATCGCCACTTGGAAGAGGGAGGTGGAACAATGAAAATCCGTCTCGCTAAGAAAATCATGGCGCAACAGCCTTACGGCTGCGGCGGGAAGATGGTCAACAAGCACCCCATGCGCTATTGGCACTGGCGATGGCTCGAATGGTACAACAAGCTGCATCGAACACCATACAAGCTGCGAGGGTTGGTGCTGGACCACCGTCTCATAAAGGCAATGAAAATGTTGAGAAGAAGGTCTGGAGGATAGCTACATGAAAGGGCATGATTGTCTTTCGATAGTCTTGCCCTTACTTTTTATTATAAAGCACGTAATCTATCACTTTACGATTGGCCTCATCTATTTTATTCTGGTCTTTCTTGATATATACATTTGTTATTTTATGTCCGCCTTTATGGCCTAAGCAGTCTGCTATAATATCAATACTGATACCAATTTGATAAGCTATGGTCGCAAATGAATGCCTTGCCCAATATGTCGTAATCTTAGGCAAGCCGAGCTCAGAGCTTATATTGCGCAACATCTTGTTTATATTAATTTCAAAGTTCTTGCAATCCTTTTCGCCATCAAAGACATTTAAGAGATGCTTTTCGCCTTTGTAACGGTTGATAATTTCAAGTGCCTCTGGTTCTACCTTAATATCATAAAGCGTCCCAGTCTTTGACCGTCGATAAATTACCCTCCCATTCTCGATTGAAGATAAACCGAATAAATCAATTATGTTAATTCCCATCAAGAAAAATACAAGAAAGAATATATCACGATATTTTGTGCGTAACCGAGAAAGTTTCGCATTATATAAAGTTCTCAACTCTTCGACGGTTAACGCTCTTTTTTTCGTCTCTTCCATCCGTATGGTGTACATATCAAAGACATACTCTTTTAGTAATCCTTTTTTGCGAGCAAAGTTAAGGACGGCACGAATATTCATTAGCCGTATGGCGATGGTATTTTTGGAATTACCATTTTTTTTCAAAAAAGAGACAAAACTATTAATCCAGTCTATATCAATGTCCGAAAGCAACAGGCTATCGTAATCACAGAATGCAGAAATTTTTGATTCTGTGTATAAATAGATATTCTTTGTCCCTTGCCTGTCTTTTGTAGAGAGCAACTCTTGGAATTGGGTCTTAAGCAAATAATCATTATCTGGCTCGCCTTCGCCAGACAAAAATTGAGCAAGCCGCCTATTTGAAAAGCTACGAAGTTTTCCTTCCTCTCTAAGTTCTTCAATTTTATCGTTGACGTAAGTCACCTTTTTTGATAGTCTTAGATTGTCTATGCGCTGGCTTTGCCTTTTCTTTATCTTACTATTAGCCACATCCCATTCTTTCTCTTCAAGTTCAAAACCTGTAGAGAGGTAAAAAGCACCGCCATTCCGAGCGACCTTGATTTTTAATGGATATTTACCATTTTTCAAGCGATACCTCTTATCCAATTTTACTGTAACTTTTATCATTTTGCTCTTTACTATTTTGCATTATATTTGCACGTTTGTTTGTACGAAATGAACACAATTGCCCAAAAATGGCAAAAGCGATAAAGAAGGTATGTGGTAGCAAAGATAAGCATTTCTCGTGTTTTTTCGCCTATTTATGCCAATTAATATCAAATTCAAAGGCATATCTTGAAGAAAAGCTGCACAAAAAGTATATCTTACTAAGTACCAGCGCATTACTTCCTTTAGCTACAAAGTCCTTGCACGTTTTTCACATCTTTCTTTAATTGGAAAATTATTTAATGGTAATACAGCAGCGTACACGATACCAACCTTTTATATCCTTGAAGGACACGGAGAAATCTGCGAAATTGGGGTTCACAGAACGGCACACGACTTCAGCTTGGTTATCCTTGCTGGGGTATATGTCTTTCAAAATTGGACCATTAATAGTGTCGAGCACATACGAATGCCCCCATTCGATGAATGTCTTTTCATCGATTTTCTGAACGAGCACCTTGCTACCATTAGGGAACTCAGGAGACATACTGTCACCCATAACGGCAAGCGCAAGGTTCACACTCTCAACGGGCGACAGTATCATCTCACATTTATGCTTCGCTATCTGTTGCTCAAAGCTCTCGGAAGAACTACCTTGTGAAGCTATAGGCAAAAGAGGTACATAATAAGAGTTGACGTTACTTGCCATTTTCGGCAGCACACCCTCGTTAAGCATATTGCCATTACCAGACGCAAGCCAGTCTATATTTATCTCTGGGTATGTCTGCTCCATTGCCCTTGCGACCTTCCGAGTTAAATATTTCGTGTTATAGAAATGGCTTATGCTCAGCCCAAGACTTTCCTGGAACCGCACCATAGACATATTTTTATACTTGGCGATTTCTTTCGCTCTTTCAGTTAACGTACTCATATAATATTAAAAATAATATAAATAATAATAGTTATTAATAGTATCTGAAATATTTTTATTAATTTTGCTCTCGAAATAAGAGATAAGTATTTTACGTTGCAAATATACGTAATATATATTATTCAATATATTAATTTATAGTTAATTATGGTTATTAAATCACAAAAAGAAAAAGAGAAACTTATCTGCGCCGCCATAGACAAATACCTTGGGAACGGCTTGAAGAAGTCAGAGGCAGTTCGCCGCGTAATGTCTGATTTTAACTATTTGACAGAAGCAGCGATTTACAACATTTACAAACGTAACAAGAAAGGAGTATAACATGATTAATGAGCCCCCTGACGTAAGACCGAAAGGACGCTACTCTATTAGCGAGACTGCGAAGAAACTACAGATAAGCGTCACAACAGTTTATCGCTACATTAAGAACGGAGTGATAAAAAATATGGCTCGTGCTAATGGAAGGACTGTTATTATGGGTTCTGAAATCACACGATTCTGGGGTGGAGAGTATCTTTAAAAAATATACATATGGAAGAAAAGGTCAAGAATGCCATCGACTTCTTAACATCTCTCGGGTATGAGATTATAGAGCCGCAATCTATAAGCGTCATAAACCAAGAGTTTGAAACATGGTGGCAGATTTACAACAAGAAAAGAGGCAAGAGCAAATGCATGCGGAAGTGGGCACACATGCCTAAGAAAGACAGGAGGGCATGTCTTGAAGCGACACCAAGATACGTTGCGTCTATTACGAATAAGGTCTATCAGAAAGACCCTCTGACGTATCTTAACGGAAGAGCATGGGAAGATGAAGTCTACACCGAATTTGGAGAACAACAAAAGCATGATGGATTTATCTTTGCAAAAACAGCAGCAGCGGTATTTAACGCGGACTGACGATGAACAATTGATTGTAAAAAAATTTCCGCTTCTAAGCAAGCGGAAAGAACCAATCCCATCTTTATCTGAAGCCGTAAAAGATATGAACTCGCTAATATGTATTGACAGAAGTTTTGGTGATGGTGTCTCTTTAAAATGGATAAAGGCGCAACTACTTGACCTCTTTAGAATATGTGGAGCAGGAAATGTTATCTCAGATTATCAAATTGTGATTATCGCGAGACGAATAAGGAAGGTTTACTTCTATCTATCGTTAAGTGAACTCACTTATTTCTTCGAGTCATTCATTGGTGGGTGTTTCGGGATGTTGTTCGTTGGTAAGACAGTTAATCCGCAAAACCTTATGATTGCTTTAAGGAATTTCGATAACGAACGAACCAACTTTTTTACAGAATCTCAACAAGAGCAACATGACGTTACAGGGGAGGCAGCGAAAGCTAACAGAAGCATGATTAATGAAATATGTGAAAGGATAAAGAAGAACTTAACAAAACGTATTTAATAACTCAAACTTATAATTATGGAAGCAACACAAGTAGCAAAAAAAACAAGCAATATGACATTGGGTGAGTTGATGCACTCCCCGGCCGTAGTCGGAAAACTTAACGAGGTGTGGGGAAGTCCACAGATGGCTAACAGCTTCTTATCATCCGTCATCTCTGTGGGCAATGGCACTCCGAAACTCCGTAAGGCAGAGCCAATGAGCATTATCGGAGCGGCCATGGTAGCGGCAACCATGCAACTGCAAGTCATACCGACTTTGGGACAGTGCTATATCATCCCTTACGGCAACAAGGCACAGTTTCAGATTGGCTACCTCGGCCTCCTCCAGCTCTGCCAACGCAGCGGGCAGTTCAAGAAAATCCTCGCCGCTCCTGTACACGAGGGCGAGTACGTCTCTGGCGACGAGTTTGATGAGGATTACGTCTTCGACAGGAAGCAACGCAAGTCCGACAAGGTTATCGGCTATATGGCCAAGTTCGAGCTTCTTAACGGCTTCACCAAGGTCGCTTACTGGGATGTTGACAAGGTTAAGGCCCACGCGCAGAAGTTTTCGCAAGCTCTCCACTCTGGTTATGATACACCGTGGAAGTCCGATTTTGACGCCATGGCAATGAAAACGGTTCTCAAGTCCATCTTGAAGTTCGCCCCAAAGTCCATCGAGATGCAAGCGGCTGTCACGTTCGATCAAGCGGTCGTCAACACCAATACTCCCGCCACCTCTGACGTGCAAGACCTCGACATCGACGCTTTCACGCCCGAGTATGTTGACAATATCGAAAGGGAGAAGAAAGAGAATATCGCTGCCAAGGCCGCCGAAGCAGCCAAGGCGGAGATTAAGAATGAAAGCAAGAAGGCATGATTAACACTTCCGACAGCCAGCACGATATATCTTGGTATCGTGCGAGGCTGGGTAATTTGACAGGCTCCAAGATTTCTGACATCATGAAGTCTGGGCGCAAGAAGGGCGAGGCGTTTTCCGATACCGCCAAGACATACCTTTATCAAGTGGCGGGCGAACGCCTCTTCAACCCCGACTTCCTTAACGACGATGAGGTGTTCTCTGACTACCTCGACGAGACAAGCGTCACCTCCAAGGCGATGCGATGGGGAACAGAGCAAGAGGATGCGGCACGGCGACTGACATCCGACATCCTCGGCTACGACATCGAGGAGGTGAGCCTTTGCGCCCACGACACCATACCACACTTCGCCGCCTCACCCGATGGCATGATACGCAACATTGATGGCGAGGGGCACCTTGGGGTGCTCGAAATCAAGTGCCCCAACATCGGCACGTTCATGCGCTACAAGGCTCTCGTGCATGATGCCGCCTCGCTCAAGGACACTAAGCCTGAATACTATTGGCAGATGATGGCGGAGATGGATTGCACGGGGGCTGTAAGCGGTGTGTTCGCCACTTATTGCCCATGGTTATCCAAGCCGTTCCATTACGCCAACATAGAACGAGTGGAAGACGACATCAAGCTCATGGAAGAGCGTGTCCTGCTCGCTAACGAGTTCATAGGCAAGATTATTAATTCTTTATAATGACAAAGGCGAAACGCATTCTTGTTTCGCCTTTGTTAAATTCTATTCTTTCTCAGACAATAATCTCCACGCTTTTTCCCCGTGGAATTGTGAATCATCGTCATTAAGCCAGTTAACAGCGAGCTCACAATATTTAATTAACAAAAACTCGTCCTCTTCATTATACCACCATGCGTGTAATAAGTTGTGGAAATTTGCGATGGTATCGTTAAGAACCACAGCAAAATCATGCTCATTATACCCTGCCAAATGCTCTTGATAGTCCTCGTAAAGCTCACGACATTTCGTCTCAGAAATGAAAGGGGCGTAATTAGTCGTTCCGTCTTCTGACACATAATACATACGAGAAATACGCTCTTTTGCGCTTGCATGGTCAAAATGCTTACCTAACAAAGCTTCTCGAATAATGGAAGCTAAAGTCATTTCCTCTTTCTTAGACATTTTGCTATCTAAGACATTTGCAAGAATAGCAATTACCCTATTCTTCGCTTGTGCATCTTTACTTGAATACACAGTTTGCAATAATTCAATCATAAGCAATCTGTAATTTAAATTGTTATTTTGCCCAAACTACCATCATCTCTTCGCATAGTTTCCCCATTACATAGCAAGGCTCCTCTTCCTGCATGTCTATGCCATCGTTACCGCAGACGTGCGCTACGACATGGAACAGCTCATGCCCTATGGTGTTGGCCATGCTCGCTTGGGATGGAGACCGCCCGATTGCTACCACGCTTTGCCGAAGCCTCACGTTGGAGTATGTAAGCCCACGCTCGTCGCTGTCCTTGGCGAGATGTCTTCGTGCCTCAAGGAGTGCGTCCACTTCACAGCCGATAACTTCAAGGGCATTGCATATCTCATCAACGTCTTCCTCGTCATAACCGATGAAGCACGTCACACCCCACTCGTACCTGTCAAGGGTTATCTCGCTCCTTGTCATAGCACGTCGTCCCACGGTATCGGTAAACCGTTATGGCAACAGTCGGCGTAGAAGCGGTTGAACACGAATCCGTCCTTCTGGTCAACGTCATCAACCACATCTTTTATATACTGTGCCATGCCTACCTCGTCCTTGATGGAGCTTCCCCAGAAGTCAGCCTTCACCATATTCGCCACATAAACGTGGTCATAGCCGACAAGGTTATCCAGCTTTACGGAGTTGGCGGCAAGCATATCCTCCACCTTGTCTTTCGTAAGCGGCTCTATTGGCTCTTCCTTGCCAGTAGCCTTGCCGACCTTGCGCATGAGGCTCACCGCCCAGTCGCACATCTTCTTGTTGAAGTGATAGCCATTGTAGCGCAGATAGGCTATCATGCCTTCTGGCTTCATGTCGTACACGTCCAACGGCATTCTGCATCTTCCTCCCATAGTTTGACTATTTTTTAAGACAGGTAAGGAAACAGATTTCCCTACCTGTCGGTTATTACTTAGTAGCGGTCGCTGCCATGCCAACCGCCACCACGACGTTCTCCATAACGTCCGCCATCGTCGTAGTCCATGCCACGCTCATAGCGTCCGCGTCCATTATCACGTCCCCAGTCCCGATAGTCGGGCATGGGTTCGCGCTCGCCCATGCGTCCCTCACCGTTCCTCAGGCTGTCAATACACGACATCACCTTGCCGCCATACCTCAGCATCTTCTCGGCGTTCTCGGCAAGTTCGTCCATCTTGTTCTCCGTTATCTCTATCATGTACATAGTCTTGTCTCTTTAGTCGCTTCCGCTTGACTTCTTCAACGCTTTGTGAAGCATCGCCTCAATGTTCGACAACGTGCCCTCCATGCCGCAAACCTTGCTTTCGAGTTGCGTTATCTTCTCCTGTTGTGCCTTGTCCTTGGCTATCTGTGGGTTGAGCACGCACAGCATGCTCTCGCAGCTCTTAACCACTTTCTCGTGGTATGCCTTGCTGTCAAGAACCTCTTTCGAGTGCCTTAGCATGGCCTCCACTTCCGACATCATCGCTTCCCTGCTTTCCGACACCACCACGTTGCCCGTGTTGGCTATCTGCCCATTGGCAGGGAGTTGCTTAAACTCCAGCTCGCCGTTGTTGGTCTTAACTTTCACGTCCACCGTCGTCTCCATCGGTTGTGGATTGTACTGGCCCGGCTGATACGTCGGGAACTTGGGCTGTGGGTTGCTCACGCTCACCACTTGGCCTATCGTCAGCGTCGGCTCGCCCGTCTTGTCGAGCACGTAGAATATTGAGTTTTGCCTTAATCCTTGAAACATGTTGAAGTCCTGTTTTAGCGTTCTGTTATAATACAATGCCCGTCATAAGTTGAAGGGTGTTGGTGTCTCTCTCGAACCATAACTGGTACACTCCCGTACCTGCCACGTCTGCCACGGTCAACGCCGCGCCGCCGATTTTCGTCACGGCTTGCGTCACGCCGTTGGTCTCGAAGAGGATAGGCAGCGTAGGTGTCGTGCCTGTCGGTATCGCCTGTCGCAGGTTCACGAACACCGTGCCTTTGTAATTTGTGTTCACGAAGGCGTGGTTCCTGAAAGAGAACACCACTGCATCCGTCTGTACCTTCACGGCAGTTGAGCCCACCGCTGCTGAACCTCTTCGATTGACCCATGAAAATGGATAGCCCCAAATCATAGTCGTTCCTCCTATTGCTTATTAACCCCAGAAGCCGTTCGCGGCTGCATTGTAGCCATAAAGACCATATTGAGCTGCTACACAATTAGGAATAGCCTGAAATGGTTGATATGGTACCGTCGCCGTTTCGGGCAGCTTGCACTTTATGCCGTCAACATCCTTTTGTAAATTCGCAAGGAACGCATTGATAGGAGCAACGGCTTGGCCGACAATCTGATTAGTCATGGCCGACTGCTTGAACGTAGAGTTTTCCTCTCTGAGGTTGTCTATCTTGTTCTGAAGCTCCCTCATTTCTGCGGCTCTTTGCCCGTCAAGTATCTGTTGTGTAGAGTTCTTGATGGCGCCTTGTATGTCGCACGTCTGCCTCTGTGTCTCGTAGGCCACGTTCGCAAAGCCTTTCTCCTGCTCGTTCAATATCGCGTTGATGTTGTTCTGTAGCGCGGTCGTCTGCTGGGCGATGGCCATCTTGTTGTCGCAGCAGCACTGGGCCAGCTGGCTTGCCAACTGCATGTTGCCCTGTTGCAAGGCGTTGATGACCTGTTGTCCGCTCATGCCCACTTGGTTGCCCACGTTGCCCACTTGTGCCGTAAGCGCGGAGATGGCTCCCTGTATCTGTCCTTCGGTGCAGTTGAGCTGTGTGGCGAGGTTGCTAATCGCGTTCCTATTGCCGCCGATAGCGTCCATCAAAAGCGAGCGCCCGTAGTCGTTGTTTAGCTCGTTGGCTATACCACCACGGCCGTTATTACCGAAACCGCCCCAGCCGTTGCCGCCCCAGCCCATGAGGAAGAAAAGGAATATCACCCACATGAACCAGCCGCCTTCGCCGAAGCCGCCATTGCCCTTGTTCATCGCTAAAAGCAGATTAGGGTCAAGCCCCCTCTGTTGAAGCAGTGGGGCGAGAAGCGACATCATGCCACCCTGCCCTGAAGAACCGCTGTCGTTACCGAATACATAAGTCTTTGAATCCATTGTTTTAAGTTTTAGATTTACATGTTTACACTCTCTATTGTAACGTTACGCCCACAAATTTAGCGAGTTGCCGCCACAAAGGCCGCAACTCGCTCACACTTTTTATTACTCGCTGAATGTCAGTTATTTAAGATGATAGGAGGTTCTGTCAAGTTAACAAAATGGGAATTTGTTAACACATTGCATAGCTCATGTTAAAAAAAACTTTTTTGGTTAACACGTCCACCAGACGTTCAAGCTGACAGGAGGTGCTATCACGGACGCTCTGAACCGTAAAGGAAGGGTTCTGTTCGCAAAGAAAAAGCCTATCCTTGCGAGAGATAGGCTGACATGGCACAAGGATTCACCTCATTTCAAATTCGTCAAATAGCGCAAGCTGTTGATATTGCTTTGGGAAAGCCTTGTCGAGCAGATACATGAAACGAGGCCAGTTGTAATCTGAGGCGACGACAAATGAGTGGATTATGGCAAGGTGCCTCTCCAATGCCGGACGGCCAATGTCAGACGTGAGAAACTGATGGTTCTTGAACCGTCTGTTACCCTTCTCGTTCTTGGGGTTCAGCCTGTTAATCTCGTTATACACAAGAGGGGCAAGACGCTCATACACGATGTCGTTGATAATCTTGCCGACAAACCCCGGACGAGCAGTGGTTTGCGCCCACGTCCAGTTGCGCATCCTGTATATGTCCTCAAAGAACTGGTCGTTAAAAGTCTTTATCCAGGCACACGCATCATGGTTGATGAACGTGGCGAGAAATTTTTGCAGTTCATCCTTGGCCCGCCCTTTCTCCTTGTTATAGCCTGTCACCTCGTCAACAAGTGCGATTATTCCAGTCTTTGCGACAGCCCTGATTATCGTGTCACAATTAAACTCCGACACGTAGTTTGCGTAAACGCCGGCACGACTCGCGTCAATAATCGCAGAGCAAATGTCAATCAGCAGAGTAGCCTCATAGCCGTAAGTCATTGATTGCGAGCCTCCTGCCGTATTACGTTTGAAAGTAATGGGATTGAACAGCCTGTCAGTTATGCTGTTTTCCCCGGCACGAAGATACGGGGCAAGGCCATCTTGGTTGCAAAACGATCTTATCCATTGCCCGCTTTTGCTTTCGTTCCCAATGGCCCTTTGTATTCCTCTTCCCGAAAAGACACGCATCCCATTATTAAGCACATAGCAAGGTATCGCAATCTCGCCGAGCTTCAAAGGCGTTTTCTCAGCCGAATACTTGGCGTAAAACACGCCATCTTCGGTCAGGTCTTCGTATTTCACGCATAAGGCCGCAGCCACTTTCTCCAATGTGACCTTGGAGGCACTCCCGTTAATCGCCTTGCTAAGCCCAGCCTCAGACATGCCAATCTTCGCACACAATTCCTTTTGCGTGACACCTTTCTTCTTCAAGACTTCTTTAATTCTGTTCTCCATTTCATTATTTTGGTAAATTATTATACTTGCAAAGGTAATATTCTTGTTTTAATCCACCAAAAATTAAATCAGAAAATTTATCAATAAAGACATACTCACCTTATTATTTATGAGGTGAGCACCATTGCCTCATTTCCTCTTGCTCCGCAGGTAGTGCAATATGTCCCACTTCTTCCAATATCTCGTGTGCCCGCGCTTCTTGTGCTCGCCATTGGGCAGGTCTCCTCTCGCCACCATACGATTGAGTGTAGCATCAGAAACGTGAAGCTTCTCCTTGACTTCCTCTGTGCTCATCATCGGGTTGAGCATGTCGGGAATGATGTCGCACAATCTATCCAGGTCATCATCGCTCATGCCGCATGCCGTCACCTTCTCGCCTTTCTTTTGTTGCTCGTCAGCCTTAAAACAAGCATCACTCAATGACTTCAAAGCCGTGCCGAGCAGCTTATAATTTAGTATCTTTCCCATTACGCACAGATTTTACGTCCTAACTTGGTTCTGCTAATAAACATATCTACAAATCCATATAGATAAAACATTGCCGTTATTATCATTACGGTAAAGCAGGAATCTATCATATCATTTGTTGTGTACCAACTCCATTCCACGATATGAGCCGCATTGACACCGAAAAAATAAAAGAATGGGATGCGGTATCTCCAGCAAAGGAAGAAAAATCGGCTTGCTAATATCAAAACCATTGGAAGAACATACACCATGAAATATATGTAGAGATAACAAGGCATATTCTCTGCATAAGGAATGAACATGTCTCGTGGATGCTGAGAAAAATCCCACATCCCGTATGCGTGGAAGCACATGATAATTATTGGAACGTACTTGCAGAACCAGCGAAAGAACTTCAAAATTCTCCTTGAATACCTGTTACCATGTTTCATCAGCAACGATATAATCTCGCTGACGTCTTTGCCTTGCAACCACCTTAGGAGGTTGTCCTCGTCATCCTTTGTCATAAGCGTAAACAATAGTTAGTTAGTATGGATAATCGCAAAGTTAGGCAATTCTCTGATAACCACGCCTCTCTCAACGGCCTTTAACACTTCAAAGCACCCAAAAAAACAACGGATGCCGCCCCTGTCTATCACGACAAGACCGGCATCCGCAGGTTCTCTAACCACATAACTCAAAAAAAACATTTACATAATCGTTAAAATCATAACAATCTTTAACTTTCTAATCAATATGAACCAAAACCGCAGTTTCCCGTGCTGTCGCAGCACTCGCGTTAACCACGTTGGCAAGTAGCTCTTCTGAATTATTATTAGATATTCCTGAAAGAAAGAATGCTACCTGCCCAAGTCTCTTGTTACTTACACAACTTTAGCCTTTACACATTAATTCACTAAAAAGAGAGTTCTTTATATCCACAAAGATACGGAAAATACTTCTATCCCACAAACTTTTTCCGAAATATTTTACTTAAATACTTTCACTCTATCCAGACAATCTGCCTACCACCATTCCACCTGTCAACCATCTATTACATCCAAGAAACAAAACCGTGGCAGGCCTTCACGGTTTGCCACGGCTTCGAGAAGCCAGCCGTCTCCCGACGGCTGACCCCTCATCTGTTTAATTAACCTTTTACTCAAAAATAAAACCAAAAACTAAATCAAATACGTTATCCTGAATAATCTCTTTTACCTTTGGCCACCATGCCTATCTTCTTTCCTCTTCTCTTCGTTCCTCTCTTTCCTTTCCTTCACTTCGTCCACAGCGTCAGCCACACGTCCGCGAACCCTGCCACCTCGGCCCAGTAGAGCCTGTGGAAGTACGACTTGCCCCTGCTCATGTACCATACGTTATCCAGTATCTTGTACGCCTCCGCCACGGCCACATAAGCCGCATACGTGGACGCCACAAGCACCGTAGGCCACCAGTTCACGCTCGTCGCCCAGCCCACGCAGCCAATGGCCGCCACCATCGCGCCGCCCTTGTGTACAGGGTAAGTGTCCTTGTCGCAGTAGTTAGGTGCGACACCCACTATCATGAGCCCCACGCAGCCCAGGAACGCCAGCGGTTGCGCGCCGCCTGCCTCCAGCATCACGGGCAGCATGGCGAGCGCGCTGCACATCATCACCAGGGAGAACACGAACCCCGTATTCTTCCTCCAGTCCTCAAGCTGATAGAACGTGTCGCTCACCATTTCGGGCAGTCCGAATTTCCATGCCATAATCACAAAATACGCGGCCAGCACCGCGAAAGCTATAATTGAAATCATCATAATCGTCAATCTTTTTTTACCTTAAAAATCTATATCAGTCTATAATAGTCTATAAAGGCCTATCGCCCTCAAATCCGTCATCACTGAAAAATTCTCCACGTGCATCCCACGCCCACCCACACGTCGGGCTTCCTCGTGAAGACCCCATACCCGAAGCCACCCGTCAGCCCCACGTTGAAGCGCCTGTTCTTCACTCTCCCCTCTACTCTTTTCGTTACGACCACCGTCTTCTGATATACCTCAATGCTGTCCAGCCTCGGCTCATATCCGCTAATCCACGCCGTGTAAGTGCTGTCCTCGTATCGCTTCTGCGTCCGTGGCACAACGGCCCATACCGTGTCCTTCCGGGCAATTTTGCCCGTTTCCTGCGCCTTTGAGCCACCTTTATTAACCGTATGTCCGTCCATGACCTCAGACAGGCGGCACGGCTCAAAGACCTTTATCTCTGCCTTTGGAACAGTCGGCTCTGTGGGGAGTACCATTGGCACCCGTATCACCCCTGTCACCACGCTATCCTTGGCCATCGGCATCGTCTGCCTCACAGTGTCCCTTATCGTCACCGTGTCCACGGTCACCATTCCCTTGCCGTCGCGCGAATGGTAGTTGCAGTGGTTAGCCAGCCCAGCCCCAAGGCAGAAGCCAGCGAACGCCACCGCCGCCATCACCCCGACAATATTGTCTTTCTCTTTCTTGCTCATGTCTTTATTTCTATTAAAGTTTATTTTCTCTAAACCTCCGATATGCAGCTGTTCGCCTTCTTCAGCCACGCCAAGCGGTCGGCCATGCCGTTCGTCCCGCCGTTGATACGCTTGGTGAGAGCCGTATAAGCGTCCTTGTCCGCGTAGATGTTCAAGTTGTTCCGCCGCCAGAACCACAGGGCCGACAGTATCGCGTATTTCGGCCGCTCCAGCAGCTCAGGGCACTCAAGGCACTGTATCCCCGTGTCCGCTTGCAGCAGCGTGTAGTTCTTCCTGCCAGTTACCTGCAAGTAGCCACGGCCCTTATACCTCACCCCGTCACCGGCATACACGTTCCCAAGGTCTTTCCTGCCCTCATACGCCTTGCCCGACGCTATCTCCTTAGTGTACGTCAGCCCCGCGCTCTCGTGCCCAATCTGCGCCAAGAAGTATCTCAACCTCCTCACCGTATCGAATCCATATTCCGCCATCAACGGGTTCATGGTTCTCACAATCTCGAATATCTGCCTTTCCTTTCCTTTTCCGTAAAGGCTAACCAGTTCACTTGCCAGCATCTTTCCTGCCTCCTGTTTTTTATCGTTATCGTTGTTATTGCCTATCCAGCCCGGATAGGTTTATCTCCAGCTGCTTCGGGTAGCCTTCCTTAATGTCATACTTCTCAACCTCTTCCACTGTCTTTAGCTCAGCCACCTCAGCCTTGTGCCTTGCCGTCGTGTTGAAGCATTCCAGCGCGTACAGCTCTATAGCCGACAGCAGCTTAATCACCGTGTCGCAGGGTATCGTCAGCTTCACGTCGCCCATCCACAGGTCGGTCGTCTCCTGCCCTGTCGCTTTCGTTATCTCCGTCGAGTTCATCAGCCCGACCCTCGTCGCCTTGTCCAGCCAAAACACCGTGCCGTTCAGCTTGAAGCCATTAACCTTGTCAGAGATGTCGTATCGCTCTATCTCCTGCGTCTTGGTTTCCTTGGCCTGAGCCAGCAGTTCCTTCTCGCTTGGCACGTAAGGCTCATACCCAGCCTTGCGCAGCATCTCGTCCGTGGGGTTGCTCACCACCCTGCCGTCAATCTCCATCGTCATGTCGGCGAATACGCCGTCCTTAATCCATCTTTCCGTCATAGTCTTATTGCCGTTTTTTTTTATTGTCCATTCCTCTCGCCCATAGAGCCTAATACGCCCAATGAGCCTAAAAACTTTCTCTTATCACTCATCAACCCACTCGCTCATGGGGTGTATCTTGGAGGCGAGGCCAGACCAAATGTCAGCCGCCTTGTACGCCTCCACGCTCTCGTCGGGCACGTACATCTGCGGCCAACTCGTGTAAACAAAGGCCTCTTTACTACGCAGCGTCGGCGGAGTTTTCGCCAACACCCTCAGCTTCTTAATCAGTGGCGAGGAGAAGCACCAGTGCCCCACGAAGGTCAGCGTCTCGGGCCACTCCGTCATCTCCAGCACGTTGCATCCATCGAAGGTGTTGTCGTTGAACTTCGCCATGCCGGGCGACAACCTCACGCGCTTGAGCTGCGCGCATTCCATGAACATCGAGACGACGGTGCTCGTCGCCGCCAACGGGAACTCGAAGAACGTCAGAGCCGAGCCGCTAAGGTCGCACGCCGACCTCGTGACGCATGTCCAGTGCTCGGGGTAGCGTATCTCCACGAGGTTTTTCGCGTTATTCAGCCCGCCCCAGGCCCATTGGGGGGCGTTAACGAACCACCTCAGCTCCGGCCAATACCTCACGGTGCTCTTCGGAAATCCGTCTCCGCTTTTGCCCGCCATGGCCTTCTTGTACCCCATAACGTCACGTCGAGTTGTCAGCTCTTTGCCTTTCGCCCATTCCGCCACGGCATCGTCCTTCCACTCTATCGGTATGTCGAGGTTGGCGTACGTCCGCATCAACCTCCTCCTTATCCTTCTCATGCTCGCGTCCTCCTATTCCTTGTCCCACACGTACACCACGCCATACTTCTTTCCGCCTACGTCCCTGACGTTGAACTCATAATGCCTGCCATACTTCAGCGTTGGCATGTCCGCCCATTGCACGCCCTCCGGCCACGTCACGGTCGGCACTGCGTTATCGTCGGTGTCGAACCCGCCCTCGTAGTCATGCGCGTGCGTCGTATCATCCGTGGCTTGCAGCGTCAGTGTCAGCGTGTTCGTGCTTGCCAGCGTGATGTCGTAATACTTGTTGGCCTCCAGTTCTATATCTTCCGCTTGCACGCTCACGCACTCCGCCTCCGAGAGGTATTCCTTGGCCGCGCTCATCGTCGCCTCGCAGTCAGCCATGAACTTGGCGTTGCTCTCCTCGCGTTTCCCTTCCGCCTCCTGCCTCACCTGTTCCGCTTGCGCCCTTGCGGTTTCCGCCTCGGCTCGCCTTGCTTCAGCCGCTTGTCTCGCTTGCTCCTGCTCTGTTCGCTCGCTCTCGGCTTCCGCGCGTGCCGTCTCAGCCGCCACTCTCGCCTCTTCGTTGCCAGCTCTCGCAGCCTCGGCGTTGTCGAATGCCGCCTTGTGCTCATCCATGCTCGCGATGGCCGAGTCTGTCTTTGTCTTCATCGCGCTGATGGCCGACGTGGTATCCGTCTCTCGCTTCTCCTCGGCTATCTGTCTTGCGGTCTCGTTATCCTGTCTTTTTGCCTCGTTATTCTTCCTCGTCAGCTCATTGGCCTCACGCCCTATCTCTGTCTTGGTTCGCGTGCCCTCGGCTTGCACTCTTTCGGCCTCTTGGCTTACACGTGTAAGCTCAGCTTGTACCCTCGATTCCTCACTCTTCGCTCTTCCCTCTTCACTTACCGTCACCTGCTCGTTGAGTGCCGTCACCGTCTTCACGGTCTCTTCCGCCTCCTTTACCAGCGCTTCCAGCTCCCTGTCAGGCGGCAGTATCACCACGGCCGTGTCCATCTCCACCGAATCCTCGCCCTCGTCGGTCTCGCCCAGCTCCGTGTCGGCGTCAGCGTTCCTGTCAACGATAGCCACCTGCTCATACTCGTTGCTTCGCCAATCATTCCCGAATATCTTTCCGCGCACCTCCAGCGCGTAAGTGCCAAAATGTATCCGGTCTCCCTCGACCCTCGCCACTATCACGTTGTCCTCTTTCGCGTCAATTGTGTGAGCCAGCTCCAGCCGCCTGTACGCCGAGCACAACCTCACCACGATGTCGGTACAGCCCGGCAACGGGAACGCCACCTTCTCGCCATCAACTATCTTCACTACGGGTATCCTCATGGTGAAGTCATTACCTCTTACTATCCTTTTCATGTCAAGTTTTTTGTTAAGTCACTCGTTTACCTACATTGATTCCTCACTTTTCCTTCTCCTTTCCCACCTTCTCGAACGCCTCCTCCACGGCCTCGCCCATGGCAGGGTCTTTCTGCCTTGCCAACGCCACGGCGAAACCCTTGCCAAAAGCCATCAGATACCCCTTGATGGTGCGCTTCTCTATCCTCACGTTGTGTATGTAGAGGAAGTGGCCACCTATGGAGCTTATCTCGCACAGGCAGGCTATCACGCCGCCGACCCACGCGCCGAAGATGTAGTTTATGCCCACGAGCGGCAGAAAGCCAGCGCCTATCGCTTCCGCCACCATCATGAGCATGAGGTAGTCGATAAACTTGTTCAGGCTACGCCGCCACGCCCGCGAGCGGTGGAACTTATACACCTCCGCCAGCACCTTGTCACCTTGCTTTAACGCCTTGTCGCGCCTTAGCCTGCTCTCCTTGCAGCCGAAGCGGAAGTCGAGCATACATAGCAAGCCTATCGCTATCCAAATCCACTTGGAGTCCGTCAGCATCTGCGTTATCTCCGAGGAGAACAACGTCATGCCGAAAGCTCTTACCCCTGTATGCACGCTGTTCCCCGTCAAGAAACTTGTCTGTAATACCGAGCTGCCCATCGTCATACCTTACCTGTTATTGTCGTTATCGTTCTTTTCGTTCTCACGATTCTATATTCTTCACTCTTCGTCCTTCACTCTAAGGGAGGGGTCTACATCATCCACAACCAGCAACCAATCACGCCGCCAATGCACGTGAAAGCCCAGTCCAGCGCGTTGCTCTCACCCTCATAGGTCTGGTCGGCGACCTCCTTCAAGATGCCCACCACCACTGTCACCATCATCGAGAAGCCGACGCACGTCCAGCGTCCCTCGCCAGCCACGCCCTGCATCAGCATGGCCGTGAAGAAGGCTATCACCAAGCCAGCCAATAAGTGCAAGTACCTGTCAGCCCCTGCCTTTGCCAGCCACTCACCAATAATCTTAAACACATTGTAAACCTTTTTCATAATCTCTTTGTTTTTAATCGTTATCGTTGTTATTGTCTATTCAGCCCACCAAGCTATCCTTGCCGCCCTGTTCTCCGCCACCCTCGGCGGAACCTGTGTCCTCTTCGCTGGAGCCCTTGTCAAAGTCAATCATCTCCGGGTAGCCTGTGGTGTAGTCATAGTCGCACACCTCCTCCACGGTCGTCAGTTTCTCCACCGCTTGCAGGTGCTTCTCCGTCGCGTTCTGACATTCCGAGGCATACTGCTCAATCTTGGCCAGCATATCCCTGTAGGTCTCTATCGGCATCTTGTATTCCGTGCCGTCCCACATCTTCGTCATCATCTTCTCCCCGTTGTGCTCGTAAGCGTCCAGCGCGATGGCCACCGCCTGCCTCTCTTGCAGCGTCAGCCACATCCGCTTGCCGCCCAGCTTAAAGCCGTTGACGGCCTCTGAATCGTTGTAGCCGTTAATCTCCGTTATCGTGTCGTTCTTCGCGCCTTGCAAGTAGCGCGCCTTCATTGCCTCACTGTCCCTTGCCATAATCTGTCCGTTTTTATTAAGTCTATCATTGTCTATATCTCGTAATAGCTCCCGGCGTACTCAAACTTCGACACCAGTTGACTGCTCGTTGTGCGCTTCATGTACGCCCTCACCGTCCTTGCCACCTTGCCGCCCTCGTAGTAGTAGAACGTCTGGTAATACACCGTCTGCGTCGGATCGAGCACGCCCTCATTATCCACCATGTGCAGCTTCATGGGCAGGTTGCCGTCGTTAGGCTCGGTGTACCAACCATTGGGCAGAAGGAAATTCGGGTTAGGCCAGCTCACGCTGTTCGTCGTGTTGTAATAGTTCTTGGTGAACACGCAGCCGTCATAGATGTCGTAATTCTTGCTCGCGTCCGTCGTCGGTATCTGCTTGCGCCATATGTAGCGCAGGTCGGCCTGTTGCCCCTTGGCCACGTAGAGCCAGTCGAAACTCAGTGCCGAGTTATAATCTTTTACCGCGCTCGTCGCCAGCCTCAAATACGCCGTGTCGCTGTGTGCCTGTTGCGTCGAGCTTATCAAGCTCTGCAAGCCGCTCGGCCCGATGTCGTACTTCTGCTTGCCGTCCGTGCCGTAAAAGGCGAGATGGGGCACGCCTGCCGCGTCGTAAAACACCGCTATTCCCGGCGTCACGCCGTCTTTTTGGAACCACACGGTCGAGTTGCCGCTTATCTCGGTGTGGCCTCCGCCGTTGTCCGTCGTGGCTATCTTCGTGGCCCGCAAGCCGTCATGGTCTATCACCGCCATCTCATTGCCGTCGTTGTCGCGGAACTTGGTGTTGCTCGCAGTCAGCGTTATCTCCTTGATGTCTATGTTTATCCCCGTGGCGTACAACGCCTGCTTGTCAACCATGTCGCTCCGCTTCTCCGTCCACTCCGTCATCGTCGCGCCCACCTCAAGTTTCGGCCTGGAGAGGCTTATCCCGTACCATGTCGCTTCCCAGTAAGACGATGATGACGACGGCGTGTTGCCCTGTCCTGCCTTTATGCAACGATAGTAAGTGCCGCCATACAGCACCACGTCTCCCACGTTGTAGCTCGTGGATGAGTCGTAACTCTCCTTGTTCGTGCCGGGTCTCAGCAAGCGGAACAGTATGTGTTGTGGGACGTTCCCCATCGGCCTCCAATGCACCCAGTAGCGTTTCCATGCCGTCGTCGGCGTGATGTGGGTGTGCAAGTCCCCATCGCCTGGATTCCACAAGAAATCTAACTTCTCATGACTGCTTTCCGTCAAGACGATTCCCGTGCTTGGAGAGTAGAGATAGCATTGCAGCTCGCCGGGCGCGTAGCCGCTCGCCGCCCTCGCGTAGAACGACAGCATGCAGTCCTCGCCGACTTTCAGCCCCATGTCCTTCGTGGAGTATTGCAGGAAGTCGCCAATTTTCATGGTAGGCAGGAGTATCGCTTTCACGCTCGCGCTCTCGTTGTTGTAGCCGTCGGCGTTCACGGTCGTCTCGTCCAGCACCTCCACGTTTCCCGTCTTCGTCAGCGTGCCCGTGCCGTCCAGCAGGTTACCGCCCACGTAGTCATAGTCCTGCTCCGAGAGCGTCCAGCCATTATACTCCTCGCCCTCCTCAAGCATTGGCTTGCAGATATAGCCGTCAACGAAAAAGTCGCTCGCCGCCCTCGCGAAGATATTTATCTCTTCATACTCATACGGAGCATCAGATGGAACAGAAACCTTCACGGTAAACAATTCCCACTTATTGGCTTCTGATACAGAAAAAGTCGTGCTATAGCCTGTAGGACCATCATATTTAGCAGGGCGAGAAGTGTCTATTTTGGAACCTTGGTATAGAACTTCCGCAATGAAATAAATATCATTTGGTGTAGGCGTCTTGGCATAGAACGAGAGAACATAGTTCTTCCCCCTCTCCAACTTGACATTGCCTTGTGGCGAAATACCACACCACTGAAAACCAGACAAGAGATAGATGTCCGTTCCTGTCCGTTTGGTGCGGCAATGGATGCAATTAACGCCATCAATGCCACTATTTATGGCTATCTGTTCTAATGGATAGTCATCATAATACTGCGTCTCCGAACCGCTCATGTACGTAAATCCGTCCCCATATTTACGGCACGCGCTTCCCACAAGCATATTTCTTCTGCCCACTGACTTCTCGCTCACCTTCAGGCTTATCTCCTTGGCCGTCTGCAATATCTCGCTCTTATACTCGACTAAGCTTGTTACCGAGCCGTTGTTTGTCAACTGCGAGTATTGCGATTGCAACTTCTTGTTGTCGGCCTTCAAGCCTCCCGTGTACTTCGCCACGTTCACCGTGAACGGCACGGTCTTCGTGTACGTCACGCCCGTGGCGTTCTCCGTCACGCTCACCGTCACGCTTCCGCTCGTGCAGCTCACCGTCACCGTGTTGCTGTCAATGGTCACCGTTTGCGTGTTTACCTTGGTTATCTTCACCACGCCGACATTATTCACCTTGGCCTCGCAGTTCACCGTGTCGTGTTCGCCTATATTGTACGTCACGTTGTCCACCACCTTGCCGTCCCTCACGCACATCAGTGCGGCCCAGGCGTTAGAGGTGTCATTCACAAGTCCGTTGTCGTCGGTGTCGAGCACTATTGTCTCCGGGTCGCAGATAATCTCCAGCGCGCCCTTGCCGTCCGCGCCCTGCTTGCCGTCACGCACCACGGGAAGCATCACGGTCTTGAGGAACGTGCCGCCGACGTACAGGGCGAAGTTCCATGTTTTCACGCCCTGGCCGAACGCCTCGAATTCCGTGACGGTAAACGTACCCGACGGCCAGTCGGGTACGAGGTCACCGTTGTCCATCGTCCTCGAGATGGTAAAGTACGCCTTGTTCTTGTCCGTCACCTGCACTGCCGTCCCGCCGGTTATCTTCACCACCTTCGCCGTCACGCGCACCGTGTCATTGCCGTTGAGCTTACCCGTGCTATCTCCCTTTAGCACACTCGCAGACAGATAGATGTCGTAGGCCGAGCCGTCTTCGCCTTTGTCTCCTTTTACGTACACCCACTTGGCCATTTTGACGGCTTCGTCCGCCGTGTCCTCCTTGGTCTCGCTGACCCACGTGCCCATATAAGCATAAGCGTTGCCGTCTGTATTGCTCAGCACTATGTCATCTATCGTGTGGTTCTTCTGCTTGTTGCTCCACGCCACATGCACATAGTTGTTCTTGCCTGCCTCGCCGCTCACCTTACCGCAGTCCGTAAAGCCATTACGATGCGTTGCGTCGCTTGCCGTACCACCCGTGTAAGTCCACAGATGCCCGTCGATGATGTAAGAATCACCGATGCTGGCTCCTGACGATGGAAGCGCGTCCGGCGAGCTGACACCCGTCTTCATATTTATCGATGTGCCAGCTGCGCCGTCCTTCACGATGCACAGCGTGATGGAGTCGCTCATCTCCACATATTTCGAAGTTTCTCTTACTATCGCTGACATTTTTCCTCTGTTTTGTTTGCGTGAATCTATTATTTTGTCTACCTTTGCCGACGTGGGTAGAGGGCTTTCGCTCCACCCTTTTTTTTGTGCCTACACGGACAGGCTTGCAGTCCCCGTTGTTGACGTGTCGCTGTCCGTCTCCACGTATATTTTGCATTTTGCGACAGTGCTGACCGGTGTGTAGTTGCTGCCGTCAGCGAGCCACACGCCATAGCGTCCCCATGCGTGATATTTTCCGTCGGCTCCTTGCTTCAGCCAGTATGTGTGTTTCCCGTGTCTCAGTGCCGTCTTTTCCGTCGTCACCTTCGCGGTCTTGTGCAGCACGATATTGTGCGATTCCACAAAGCTCAAGAGCTGCGACATATCCACGGAATAGTTGTTGTCGCCAAGAGACGTGAACGAGAGGGGTGTAGGAAAGTGACACTCTCCGTCATGTACCATGTCGTGGAACCCCCACGCGTTCCTGTTGTTGATACCAAGCACCTTTCGTATTCTATAATACCTCTTCCAGCAAGGATATAACGTCATCCTGGAAATATCCTCCGAGGCGTGGAATATGAGGTTGTTTCCATCCGCCCTCAGTGCCGTCAGCTCGATAGGCTCCAACAACCGTTTGGGAATTTTCACGCTGCACTTCCACAAGTCGAGCGCGTCGGAGCTGCTCGCCGAGCGGTAACGGTAGCCTATACTCGACAATATTTCATGTCCGTCTCTTGTCCATGAGAAATTATCTCGCGGTATTCTTCCGCCCATGCTCTTTCCGTCTATCTCAACACTGCATCGTAACAATACGTTATTATAGCTGCCGTTAAACACCGTGCCTTTGTTACTCGTCAAGTTGACAACAGCCGTGCGTCTTGCGCTCTTTCCGTCCTTTCCGTCCTTTCCGCCGCTAATCTCCTTCCTCCAATCTGTAGAGGTGTCGCTCGGTTCCGCGTTAGTCGTATCGCCTTTCTCCACTATGCACGTCCAAATGGAATCGTTGTGGCTCACTTGGTCGTAGTAGCCGTATTTCGTCCCCTCTGCCCAGTTACCTCTGAAGTTCACTAAGGTTATCGGGTCGCCGCTCGCGCTCATAAACTTGAAGCTCGAAGACACGAACACCACCTCCTTGGGCGACAGTATGAACACCGTGTTCGAGTATTGGTTCACGCCGTCCCAGTGCCTGTAGTCCACGATGCCAGTCAACGCCACTATTCTCGGCAATGTGCCGTCCTCCGTGCCCGTTGTCTCCAGCATCATCACGTTCGTGCGGCTCTCGTCGTTGTATTGGTCACGTCCCTCAGCGTCATCGCTCGCGAACATCCTGTGGCCGTCCAGCACTATCGTGTCCCCTGCCTTCGGAGCGTCGTTAGTCGTGCTCTCGCAGTCCGTCTTCGACAGCACCACCCAGCCAAACTTCTTGCCGTCATACAAGTCCACGGTCACCTCGCGCGTCTTCGTCACCCCGTCATCATTCACGTAGGTTTCCGTCCGCGTCTCCGTTATCGTCTCGTTCTTCGTGGACACGTCAGCCACCAGTCGCCAGTAATAGGTATTGCTCACGCCCTCATGCGCCCCGGCCTCAATGTCAAACGTCTGACACTTCGCCTGGTCATACCTCGCCCAGCCGTTCTGCGTCGCCGTCGTCCCGTCGTCGTTCAGCGTGTAGCACTTCCATCCCTCGCAGTCAGCGTCGCCCTCAGCGCACGCCTCCCACGTCTCGCTCGCGTCGCCTCCCGTAGAGCTTGCCGCAGCGGTCGCCTTCTTCACTGGCACGGCCCTCACAATCTTCGAGCTCGCGCCGCTCAGATACACGTTGCCTCCCACGGCATAGAGCTTCCTAATCTCCAGCGAGTTGAACACAGCCTTGCCCCACACCATCAAGTCCGTGACCGACAGCGTGTATTTCCCCCGCGAGTTCTTCGTCACCCCGAAGCCCCTCTCCAGTGCCTCGTCAAACGACAGCGAGCTTAACGCGTCAACCACCACGTTGCCTTTCTCGTCAAACTTGTAGCCGCCAGTCCCGAACGTCGCCCCTCTATTCAGCTTAGCAAGCATGTCGGAGATTAATCCCTTGGCAAAGGTTATAAACCCCTGCGCCGTGTCATTAAACTGTTTAGAGAGGAAATAACTCGTTCCGTATCTTGCAATCAGATTCCTTAACTGTGCCTCTGTATAGCTGCTACCGCCAGAACCATTCTCTCCACTTGCTATAATACTTTGTACATCATCTCTGAGTTGCGTAATAGTGCCTTTTATAGCTTGATTTCCTACCGTAATTTCCTGTATGAAGTCATAGTCAATATTAGTCGATAGCTTTAAGACGCGAGTGCTGAGCGTATATCCATTACCATCATCATAGGTTACTTTCTGTCCGATTTGCAAGCAAGGATTTTGCTCGACGAATACTTGCGGATAAGATTTAATGGTATAGTTATTTAAGTCAGACCGTAATCTTTGTATTTCTTGTATTGCAGCGTCAAGCAACCTTTGTTGTGCGTCTTTAATATAGATGCTATCAGCCATTGCAATATTATAGAGTACCGTAATATTGCACTTCAATGAAGGTAATGTCTCTCCCTTAGGCACAATCATTTCCGCTACATTTGTTGGTATAATAAGGTCGTTATCTTCTTGGTAAACGATTTCATAATCACCAGCAAGCACAGCGAAATCCTTGTCACTTACGTCATCCGAGGAATGTGAAGAAGAAGCATCTCTGTGATAAGTAAGTTCAAAACCGACATAACTACCGTTAGAGCCACGACCTGCGAGCGGAGAGGGAAGAGCGTCTTTATTAAAGTTAGCTTCAAATGAGCACCCAATATTCTTACCATTAACGAGCAAGCTATCGGTAATCTCGAAGTCATACCAATAATGAGTAACACCGTCGTCAATAGTTGTATTGATAATTTTCTTTCCTTCTACTTTTTCTGTTGTAGGATAAGCCAATCTCATATACCATATAGTGAAGGTCTTGTATTCCTTAACAGAATCATCTGTATTGTATGAGATAGGAATTTTCTCATTGTTTTTATCAAGCACATACTTAACTCGCCCACGCACATTATATACATAAGTGTTGAGCGAAGGAAAAATCTGAGAAAAATCAAGCACCTTCGTAAAGAGAGGTTCTTTCGCTTTATCCGCTCTAAGGTCAAAGGTTGAATACTTGTCAATAGAGTAGGGGCATTCCTTACCATCAATAGTTATAGTACCATTACCTTCATCTAATTGCAGACGAATATCGCCAGATGAAACATTCTCACCTTTGCTATTTACTTGTGTGATATTTCTTGTACCGCCGAAGATAGAGAAAGCGTTATAGTAGCCTTCTTTGCTAATATTGATACTTGGTACACCTACATTCTTTCCAACCTCTAAAACGACAGGAGTCGCGCCAATTAAGACCTTACCGATGTAGATAATTTCATCATCATAGTCAATGTGCCATTCGCAATTATCTCCTATGGCATTTACTATAGCAGACAGTGCAGATATAAAATCGTTATCGCTAAACGACACATTGATTGTGTTCGAGTTCGTTTCATCGTAATGTACCGTCCATCCAGCGTTCCCAAACTTAACTTCTTTGTTTAAGAAATCCTGCAACTGCTCGGCAATTGTGTGCATCGTGCCGACAAACGACCAGACATGTTGTTTAATTTCTTCATCTTGCGAGTTTCTTGTGCGCACGTAGAAAGGCACCTTGGAGAGTATCATCTTAGGGTGCTGAAATTCAGGCGTGTACTTCCAAGACATCTCATCTGTCTGTGTCGGCTCGTATGCTTCCAAGAGGAGAAACTGGCGGGTAACTTCTCTTACTTTATCTATCTTATAAGTATGATTGATATATGCGCCAACTGGCAAAATTACCTTCTCGGTACTATTCCAAGAGAGTGAGATATAGTCTGATTTGGACAACTCTTCCTCTCGTTTAGCAGAGCTGGTAATTTCTGCTTGCATCAGCACATTACCTTCTACATCATATATGTCAATCATAACTTAATTCTATCATTTGGATTAGATTCCGTGAATTTGATTGTAAATTTACCCTTTTTCAGACCGTAATCACCAAATTGCGAGCACTGTGAATAAACAAGCTTGAATACACGTCTTAAACAAGGTACTTTCAGGCAAAATTGCCCCGAATAAGCTATCTTATCCAAGAAAGACTCGTATTTTTTCAAATAATCTTCTTGCGAATTGCCTTCAAGAAAGAAAGAGATACTTACGTCACGCTTATCTTTCTTGGCATACTTCGATGTGGCGATAACCGATTGTCCATGCTCTAATCGGCTATTGTTCGTCACATAGCTTTTTACTGGTGCCGGTGTCAGCAAGGCTTCTCGCCAACCCCTTACCAATGTAATACCGAAAGTATCAAGGTCAACGTAAGCGGAATCCGCTTCATCGACCAATTTAACAAAAGCATCATTCTTCATAACTTAATACTTATCCTTCATTAATTTATACATACTCGCGATATCCTCACGTATCAATATAATAGGTGCGGTATTCTTATTAATTGCTTCCAACTGCTCTAACCCCTGATATTGAATATCTCGCATTTCTGAGATATTATTATATGTCTGTTCGGCAAAGATGCGCAAAAAAGAAACATCAACGGCGATAGCTTTACGCACCTCGTTACCTTGCTCTTGGGCAATCTGCACCGCATAACCGATACCGATAAGGCTGCTTGCTTGGTCTGCGGTGATAGCTTCGATACCTTTACCCGTTGCTGTCTGCTGAGATTGCGCCTCTTTATACCCTGTTATTGCGGCAATATTATCTCTTATCTTCAAACCTTCATTAACGATATTATCATACTCTTTTTTAAGTATATCCAAATCGTCATTAGAGAGCTGTCCTTGCTTCATTTTATCTGCCCATTTTCCATAAAGGGCTTTAAGTCTCTTATTAGCAAGGTCATCAACGGCAAAGTTAAGCATAGACTTATTGAGCATCGTTGTGAAATCATTTGCGAAATCTTGCGCCGATTTACTCATATCCATAAGATTGCTGATAAAGTTGTCCTTTAACGAATCGAAGGTTGTCTGCGTAAGATTCTGATTGATTTTATCAGTCAGTTCTTCAAGCTTCTCAGCAAGGTTGGTATAGTTCTCCCAATACTCTGTTTTATCATACTTGCCCTGGTCAGTCATATTCTTCCATACATCTTGGTTGTATGTGCGAATATCCTTCATCTGCTCTGGAGTGAGCTTATAAATATCCTCCAAAGAGCTTACCTTGTTTATCGTAGAATTAACATAACCACCTCTTATCGCTGATTGCTGTGCTAACGTGCGATTGATAGCAGCATAGTCTTGCGCCGACAGATTCCAATAGTAAGCGTTAGAGTGATGCGCGCCGTGATAACCCATCTGCGATTGTAGAATTTCCATACTCTGCTTATAGATTTGCTTCTGTGCATCATAGGCTTTTTGATAATTGCTGACGGCACTCATTCCCGAAGTCTTATCAATCGAACTCTTCAACTGCTCAATAGAGTATTGTAATCGCTCGTTTGATTCCGTAAGGCGATTAGTAGTCTCCGCAACCTCCTTCGCATTACTTCCATTACCGATACCAAGAGCACTACCAAGCGATTTGATAGCACTTACGCCTTTGATAGCTGCCCCGATATAGTTGCCCGTAGCAAAGTCTGATACCGCTTGCGAACCCTTATTGAATGCGTCTGCACCACTTTTAAGCTTCTTCCCAAGCTCTGAATCACCGAAGCCGAGAGCATCAATTAATTCGCTTGCTTCTTGTAGCTTCTTAGCAACGTTACCGATGCTTTCTGCCCATTCATTAGCAATCTCCTTAATGGACTTTCTTGCCTTATCTTGTGATATATTTGCATCCTCCTGTGCCTTCTTTACTTCCTTTGTTGCTTTTCCGACCTTTACCTCAGAAATAGCGAGCTCATCAAAGAGTTTCTTTAATTTTTCAAGCTGTTTATTGCTGAGGTTTGTCTTATTCTCATTGAAGAGTGTGCTCTTATTCTGAGAAGTTATCTTATCGGTACTTACAGATACTCCCGTCTCCGCAAAGACTTTCTGGATAGCAAATTTCGTAAAAAACTGCTGCTCTTGTGCGCTAAATTGCTCAACTGTGACTTTTTTTAAACGCTCTTGTGCGTCAGTAGCTTCTTGCAAGAGCCGATTATATTCACGCACCTTCTCGTTAGACCATCCCCACTTATCGGTCTGCTCTGAAATTGCATTATCAATCTTACCAATTTGTTCAGACACAACCTTCATATCATCAATATCAAGAGTACCCGAACCGAGAAGGTCTTTGAGCTTTTTTCTTAGCTCTTCGAGATAAGATTTGCTCAATCTCCCCATATCAGAGAAAACAGAATCCCAGTTGATAGAATCCTTGAAATCATTAAAATTAAGTTTCTTTAGCTGCTCTCCAAGGTCAGTTTTTAACTTTGCTTCCTCGAAAAGATTACCTTTTGCCCTTGCTTCTTTGATTTTCTCATTATACTCCTCAACGATGACGAACTTCTGCTGTTCGAGGTCGCCATACTCCTTCAGGTATTCACGATATGATTTCAATTCATCGGCATAAATCTCATTATTATATGATTCTACAGTCTTTTGCTCAATGATGGTATACTGCTCGGTAATCTTCTTAATATTCTTTGAATCAAGATGTTCCTTATCATTCCAAGTCTCAGCCTTGCCACCCTTTGCCTTTATAACCGATTGCTGTGCGTCAAATTCAGCTTTCTGTCGGTCACGCTCTGCCTTGATAGCTGCATTCTTTCGTTCTTCAATCTGCTCAATCTCTTTGGATAGCTCTCTTTTGTGCTCGGCAATGACCTTCTCTTCACCTTCCTTCATTGCCTTAATCTTTGCATCGGTTACTTCTTGTTCCAAAGATTGCCAAGCTTTTGCTCTTTCATAGGCATTCTTGTAGATTACTTCATCAAGCTTCCCCTCTGCTGAACTAATCTGCTTCTGCTGGGTAGCATCCTTCTTTGCATCGGTTTTACTTTTGTTTGCAAGTGAGCGTTTTGCTGCTTCCTCTTGTCTGATAAGCATTCTTTGCTCGCTATTCTGCTGAACCTGTGTTCTAAGAACCTGCATTCTAAGTTCACGCTCTGCGGCAATATCTTTCAAAGATTGAGTATGCAATTTAGTTTGCTTCTCATGTAGTTCAACGAGCTGTTGTTGCTGCTTTATCTGAAAATCGTATTTCTGTCTAATAAGAGCCTTTGCCTCCTCAATGGCAGCGATTTTCTCCTTTCCTTGTAAGGTATATATTTTATTTCTTACCTCGGCTATTTTTCCATCAAGTTTGAGCTGAGTTTCTTTATTCTTATTGATAGCTATCTGTGTTTCTTGAATCTTACCTGCAAGGGAAGCAGCTTGCTCTGCCTTTGTAAGTATTCCATTGAATGCCGCTCCTAACTTCTTTGATAAATCTTCATTGGTAAAAGCATCATAAGCTGTCTTAACTGCGCCTATTGCACCTGACATACTCGTTTTAAATGCACCAATAACAGTTTCGCCAGCACCTTTAATTCCATCCCATGTTTTTTTGAGACCAGCAGTAAAGGTGTCCCAATCCATATTTAATACACCTTTTATGGTTGTTCCGAGGCCACCAATAAGATTCACCGCAGCTTTTACGGCGGTTCTGAACGTCTTGACGAAATTATTACCGAAGTCACGAAGAGGACCGTTTGGCTTGGTGAAGCACTTGTACAGGTATTCTCCGAAGATAATCACAATATCAGTGATAGACTTAGCAAGAGAACCGAAGTAAGCCATCAGCTTAGTATAGACCTTCTGACCCTCTGCGGATTTAGTCATCCATGTATGCACCGCCTTAAAAGCAAGAGCGATAGCTGCAATCACCGCACCCACAGGTGTTGCACACATTCCCCATAGTGCTTTTGTAACCGCCTTTATACCTGAAAGTGCGCCGCTTAAAGGTAGCCCAAATCCTCCGATAGCTTTAATAAGGTTACCAAAATTTTCTTGCAACTTCCCATTTGCTGTGATAACATTAATCGCACCATCTTTGAAGTCCTCCATACCAGCCTTGACTTGCGAGAACTCTGCGGAAAAACGTTGCCCGAAGCTACTATTGCCTATCTTGTCATTTAAGGCAGTGAATGGAGCTTCAATTTTAGACTTGACATTGCTGCCAAACTCTTCAACCTTATCTTTTAGTTCAGAAAGCTGATTGCGAAATCTGCCAATAAATGTTTCTTCGTTCTTTTCTTTTATCGCATTTTGCAGAGCTTGTATCTTATCTTTCGTTTCATCTATCTTGCTATTAAGCTCGTTGAGCTTCTGTTTTTGAGTATCGCCAAGAGACTTGCCATTGAATTTATCAGCTTCTGCTTGTAAGTCTTGCAATTTAGATTTGCTGTCGCTGAGCTGAGAACGTAGGTCGTCTAACGATGTACTGCTTACATCTATTGATACGCTCTGTGTCTGCGGTTCAGTAGGTATTATAGTTTCGCCGCCTTGTATCTGTTTCGCCGCGCCCAGCAAAGTGTTATATTCTTCTAAATCGGCATTAAGTCGTTGCTGAGTATCTTGCCAGTTTTCCATTTGCGATTGCAAGTCTGCAATCTTCTGCTGAGCTTCATTTATCAGATTGTTGTAATAGTTAGTGCCTTCTCCAGTCGCGTTGTCGTCTGGAGTAAGGTTAGCTAAGGCTTGTTTATACTTTTCAATTTTCTCCTGCTGCTTGGCTATTGCATCAGAAGCATCAGATATTTTCTTCGCAAAATCTGTACCATCAAGTGTTGCTTGTATCTCTTTGATACTTTCCTCGTACATTTTAATGTCCGAACGTAAATCCTTTGAATTTTCAGATTGCATTCGTTCAATCTCAGCACGACCCGAAGCAACAGAAATATACTGCTGCAAGGCTTCTGTCAGATTTTTAGTTGCTTCTACATTCTGATTCTCGGCTTCTGCATTCTGTGTTGCTGCCTCGGCATTAGCCACGTGTGCCGCTGCTTCTGCTGATGTAGCGGTTGCTGCCGTTGCTGCCGTAGCCCCTACAGCAACATTTGTTGCAGACTGAACACTATTTGCACTCGTGCTTGCAACAGAAAAAGCACTTAATGCTTGATATGCACCATTTACCTGAGAGATAGAATTTTTAACCCCATCATAAGATTCAACGAGGTCTTTTACATCACCTTTCGCAAGTTCCAAAGAATGCTTTTGAGCATCAATCTGCTTGGTAAGCGAATCGAATGCCTCTGAACCTTTTTCAGTCTTAGCTAACTGCTCGTTAAGTTTACCGATAGTGCCTTCAATGGTTTCAACTCGTTTATTGGCGGTATCAATCATTTCAGGTACTAATTGAATCCCCTTAGTAGCTTCATCCATAGCAGATTTGAGAACCTGCATAGCCTTGGTGGTCTTTGTCGCAAGGTCTTCATCGGATTGCGCCACATCGTTAAGTGCCTTATTCATTCTATTAGATAAGGCTTCTGTATCAACGCCGACACGGTTCAAACCATCACAAAGCTTATCAAGTGATGCTTGAATATCGGAAATATCCATCTGTCCGCTGATGCCAAGTATCTCTTCTGCTGCCATATTGCTATCTTTTATTTTTTTACATCATATCCATAAAGAAGTCATTAGCATGAATAGCCTTGTCAACTCTATGATATTTCTTTTGAGCTAATCTAAGCTCATTATCTCTACTTTTACCACTTCCGCTGGTCGCTTCTTTCTCATCCACTTTAAAAGATGGAATGGAGCGATTAAGTAACATTATCGTTAGGTATGAGCGATTAAATACGACCTCCTCGTAACTCATACGAAAATATTTCATCACTCCTCCGATTGTTGCCCAAGGGGAGTCGTTCTCGGCTCCGTCATTATTTTTGTCTGGGTCAGGAAAGTGATAGAGGTTAAGAAAAAATTTGCATTAAACGAACCGCTGATAAACTTTACAAGTTCATTGAATGCGACAATATCCAAATGCTTACAGATATACCTGTGCCATAGCTTGCGAGCCCATGCCTTGCGGAATGCGCAAACAATGAATATTTCGCACATTAAACGCGCATCATTGTTGCGCTCAAACAGCTTTTGAATAATATTGATTTTTTCACCGCCTTGCCAAGATGGTTCGGGCATATCGTTTGCATAAACGCCCATCTCATAAATCTGCATTAAGGTAAGGGGTTTCACCTTGAACGAAAATTTACCTACTTTAATCTTAACTGTTGCTTCACTTAGAGTTTTTGCAATCTTTTCTTTATCTCCCGTATTCATTTCTATAATGTAAAACGGCGGTGTGGCTTAGGGGGAACACCTGTCGCCTCACCGCCGTTGCGATATTTTACTTTTTACTTGCTTTTTATCCAAGTTTTACATCGGAAGTCAGAGCCCAGCGATGGCCGCTAACCTTATCGCCCTTGGAGTCAAACACGGCCATCTGTCGGCATACGATATTAAGATTAGGAAGCCCAGATTTGCCTATGGAACCGCTACGGGTGACAGTGAGCTTCATCTTCGACCATTGGAACGTCTTAGATGGGATGTCGTCCAAGTCCTTTGTCACTATCTGAATAGCTTTATAACATTCATTCTCCGTTGGAGCTTCATTCTCCCACTTGCTCTCATCTGCCGTATATCCAAGGAGGCTTTCAAAATTCTCCTTGGATAAGTCGTAGGTCTGTACAGTGAAGCCCTTTGTTGCAGCACTTGACGTAAGTACCGCGTATGGGTCTTCTGAATCCTCAATCTCTACATCGGAAGTTTGGGCTGCTTGGTCGTTAAATGTCAAGCTTCCTGTGACAATAGCCTTTATCGCATTTGCAAACGATGTTGGATAGCCACCGTTAGCCACACAGTCAGCAAAAGAGAAACTCTTTATGCCGAATACTCCATTTTTTGCCATATTTTATTCCTTTAAGTTATTGTATGTTACATTAAATTTCATGTTCACGTAATAAGTATCATCGTTATCTTTAGTCGGTCTTGAAACTGCGTAAAGGTCGAAGTAACACCCTCCAAGATAGATTTCTCCATCATTCAACAGCCCCATAATATTATGCGTATAACTTTTTAATTTTGCCGTATTCGGCAAATTTTGAGCGGTCTTAGGGCAATGTATGTTCACGTTGATAACACCCTCGCTCACAGCTTCGTCATACACGAATGGAAGATGATTAATAACTATGTAATCTCCAGTTGGAAAATCCTCTGGCACTTCATATTTGTAAAGCCTTCCTTTTCCCAACCCTATTTCCTTATTCTTTGCAACAAGGAATTTATACAAAGCCGTTAGTACATCATCTCCTAATATCATGGTTAACCATCAGAATTAATCGTGTTAATTACCTCTTCAAATATTCCCTTCATTTCCTCTCTCAGGTAATGCTTCGTCAATTGCAGTACATTATAGCTATGGTTCTCCTCGACATACTTACCGTATCGCATTCCTGCGACAATAACAAGCGAGTAACCTTTTGGTGCGACAACGCCTTCCTTTTGTGCATATTCGGCAAGCGCATTACTTACTCCCTGCTGTCCTTCTTCTGTAGCTTCGGGTTTCGGAAGCTGTCCTTCTTGCGAAGTAATAAGTTCCCCGTCAAGATATAAGGCAAAAGAAATGGAATTTTTTAGATTCCCAGTCCTATCTTTATAGCCTTTATTATCCTTTGAATATACAACGGCATCTTCGGCAAGATGCAATAGCCGTATATTAAGATAAGATATTAGCTTATTCCTTTTCTCTTTGAGTCTTCCCTGTAACGCTTCACGTCCTTTTAACTTTATCTCAACATTAGCCATGCTGCTATAACCACAATTTTAGGTATCGGCTTTTCAATGTCACAAAACCTTTGACTTCCATCTCTCGGTCTATCGTCCCATCTTTTTTGGCTATCCACACCTTGTCTCCCTCTTTAGGAAGCAAACGGTAACGCTTCATGTTAAGAGGTGCGATAACCTCGTATGAATAGACATATCTTTGACCATCGAGTAAAGTGATAAAGTTCGCCCTTGAATTTGGCAACAAGATACATTTACCAAAATCTATGTACCTAATACCGACAGGTTGTAATGAATCTCCATTTTCATCAATTGTATCATGTGGTTCGTTCTCGTTATCATCGAAATTAATAGAGCCATCATCGTTCATGTAGTAGCACCTACCACCGATTTCAAGATAGCCAGGATTAAAGACCTTCGCACATACTTTCAACGAATCCTCGAAGTTCATCTTACCAAACCTTTAGAGCCGTAAAACCGTAATCATCCGAATCATTATCCATAACGAGGTCAGCATCCAACCCAGCGTCTTTAGCAATTGACTTAACCATGCCATCAATCAGCGTTTGCTTCTCCTTATAAGACTGTGAGATGCCGCCAACGTTCTCACTTGACAGTACTCGCATCTTATAGAGCAGTCGCATTGCAGCATAGGCAACAGGCTTCTTTAATTCGACAGAATATTCTCCATCAACGGAGGCTTTCACGTCAAACCTTGCCGCAGCGTCAATGAACATTTTTTCCAAGGCTTCATCGGAAGTGGAAAATGGTTGAATTTCGCTTGCTATAGCCTCTAAGATTGTCATGCTTCCCTCATTATATTATGCGAACATATTTATTTATACTCTCAAGTCTCCGCTCTAATCATTGGTAGTCTTGAGAATAAAGAGGTCGTTAAGACCATTAAATACAGGCTGTGCCCACATGTCGTAGTTGATGTGATAGCCGGTCTTATCGCGCCAGTAGCCCACAAGGTTATCGTCATGCGTAGAATACGACACATTAGGAATCGGGTCTACCAACTCCAGGGGGTCGGAAATCTTGATAATGGCAACATTATCAGCACACTGTGCAACAACGCGGTCATCGGCGATAAGGTTGACATTCGTACCGTCTGGGAGAGTAACGAACTGGTCTTCATCAATTTGTATTGTCGGAAGCAGCGTAGAACGCAGATAGGTGTTCACTTGGTCAACCGTAAGCATTGGCACGGCAGGGTTTACCTGTACAGTGCCAAGGTTGAGCTTGAACGTGTCCTTAATCTCCTTTGCCTTGCACATCTTGTAAAATGTGTTTTCGGACATACGAAGTTTTAGAATCTTGCGGCCATGCTTTTTCGTTTCCTCCTTGAGCTTCTTAATATCAGCGATAGGGGTAGAGTTATCCTCGCCCCAGTTGGTGGTTACCGCGAGCTGCTTGATACCGAGGTCGAAAGTGTAGGATACATTGGCCTTGGCATTGTTGCTGCGCGAAACGGTCTGAGTGCCTTTGTAAAGACCCTCGTAGTAGAGCATATCTATGCGCTTGTGCGGTGCGATAACGGCACGCTCAAACGGGCGGAAAGAGAACTCAATGAGCTTGTCGTACTGCGCGTTGAGTTGCGCCTGTGTATAGTTGCGACCTTGTAAGTCACGGTAGCGACCTTCAAGCTGATGCATCTGGTCGAGATAGTCGTTGTCAAGCTCCCACTCATCGCCATAACGGCCTATTGAACCTGTCAATTGACCGAAATCTGGCATGTGATGTACAGGCTTCTCAGCGTTCTTGGCGATAACAGAACCCACCATTGCTGCTGTGTATTCGGCGAGATTTGCTTGATAGACTTTTGCAGCGCAATAGTCCACCTGCTTAATCTCGTCTTTCCACAGAGCCTTATAAGTCGAGGTCTTCATATTCTCGTCAATATAGGTCTGAAAAGACTTCGGGTCTAACAACTGCTTCAATATGTTGTTCATACCTTTTCTATATTAATATTATTGTTTGTGTTTACTGAACCTTGAACAAGGCGATGCCATTAGCATTAAGTCCTGCCTTAATCTCTTTATTAATAGGATATGGGAGTGAAGCCTCTTCGACTTCCATAACGCGGAGTGTCGGCTCTACCTGCTGCGATGCGTCCTTGTCGAGTTCCTTTGTGGCGTAAGTAAAGCCGAGGATAACGTCTTTGCTTGCATCGAAGTCGGAAATGACGGTATTTGCCTCAATGTCCGCGTCGAGAGCTGTCGAGAGAGTAACGGTGTCGAATGTTGCAGTTCTTGCGATTGATGCGATTTTCTTGCCACCGATAGTGTCACCCTCTTTGTAGAGTGAGCCTGCTGCGAGTTTTACGGTCTTTGTGGTACTTGATGCTTTCTCCGTAACCTTTGCAGTCTTTATCACAATGGCCTTGCCGCCAGTACCGAGTTTTACAACAGTACCTTTGGGAAGCCACTTCAAGCTATCTGGCAGATTGCTCTGGTCAAGGTCATAGCCACCCTGTCTGACGATGCACTGCTCTTCCCACCAGGAACCCTCCTTAATGTCGGTCGGCACGGTCTTTTTGAGGTACATTCCTTTATAAGCCATACTTTACTGATTTTTGATAGTCATTACTTTTGTTTATTACTTTGCCGCCGCGCCTTCGGGCTTTGGAGCGTTGCGCTCGGCATATCCCTCCATGCGCTTGACGAAATCATCTTGCTCGTTCTGAGGAGTGCTTGTTGTCGGGGCTGCCACAAACGTACCGCTTGCGACAAGCGACTGCTTCAAAGCGGTATAATCATTGCTTATCTGCTCCACGACACTGTTAAGGTTCTCCTCTTTATCGAGCGTGTAACGCGAGCGGAATACTTCGGGGATGTCTTTCAGTTTCTCGTTGCCTTGCAGCAATGCGGAGAGCCGTGTTTTCTCCTCTCGTTCCTTGTAAGGTGCAAGAGCTGCCGTTACTGCCTCGTTGATGGCCTTCTGCTGTTCAGCCTTTGCTTCGGCAATCATCTTGGTCACGTCATCAGCAGTAAGCGGTGTTGTGGGAGGTGTCGGCGGTGTCGGTGGGGTAAGAGGTCCTGTTGGTGGTACGGTTGGCTTTACATAGCCTTTGTACTTCTCCGTTGTCTCGCTTACCGCACGGTTGAACGCCGATTGCATCATGCCCACATACGGCTCAACGGCTGTAATGGCGTTTGTAACGTCCTCGTCTTTTGACTCATCTGTTAGACTGCGACTTGCTATAATCTGGTCTACCAGCTTGTTGAGTTCGTCCTTCTTCAAACCGTACTTCGCGAATGACGTTTTGCAAGAAGCAAGCACTCTTTCTTTTATTGTCATAGTATTCTCGTTTATGTTATATGGTATTTTTCACCTCAAAGTTATTTATATATTTCAATAACAAGATACGATCTATTGACATTGTATAAACAGAGGCGACTCCGTGTATAAACACAAAGCCGCCTCCGTTTGTTGTCATTACGCAATTCTTAGCAAATCACAACGGATTACTTCTTGCGAAGAATCTTCTCTTTGCCGTTGTTAATCTCGGATATATAGCCGACATTTATTTTATTAAACAAATTATCGGCAAGCGATTTGTCGCTCATGTGACGAGCTTCGTCAGTTTGCGCGTTAAAAACACAATATACCTTTGTCTCCATTATTTTCTTTTTGTTTACTATTTTCTCTCTTTCCATTTGATTGTATGTTTTAATGATTCCTTCCAATGTGCCATTTGCTGCAAATTTCGCAGAGGTACGGGTGCTCGCCCAATACTTTCAATCTCGGGTTCTGATTTAGAAACTCCCACGCCTCGTCTTCCGTGTCGTAGCCGACCTTCTGCTTCCACGAATTACCGTGCTGCTTGCGCGTCCAATGCCGTTTGTCTGGGCGCAGCGTGTGATATGGTGCTTTATTCCTGTATTTGCCAATATACATAGCTTATTATATCCAGTCGTCTTGTATATAATCCCGTTTCTTTTCTCCACGTCCGTTCTTCCACAGCTCAAAACCGTATTCTCGCATTCTTTGCTCACCGCCTTTTGCAAGATAAAACGTCGGCTGTCCTCCAGCATCAGTTCGTATTATTGCCGCGACGCTACCAAGTCTAAGGGCTCTTTTCGCATTTGTATATGCTTGTTTAACCATATTGTTGGTAATATGTGCATCCGCAAAATCATTAGAGGTCTCATCAAGATATTTCTTGCTTCCGTCTTTATAAAGAACAGTCCATGATATATCCTGTATTTGGTGCCCCCACATTTCGTTTACGAGGTCATCTTGAAACCAAGCCACCATATTGTCTTTGCTTTCGGGCAAATACAATGTGGCATCACCTAAATCATCAGAAATAGCTCCTGTGAATCCTGCTTCCATAAGCGCAAGTTCTTGCTGCTCTTGGTCAAGCTCTTGCCATTGGTCATAATCAATGTCCCCTGATTTGGCTATACCGCTTACAATCGCGTCCCATTGCCTTTGCGACAATCCTTCTTGTTCGTTTACCGATGTTGAAGGATTCTTGCGTCTGGTGTTTCCGCTATTTTTGGCCATAAAGTTTTCTTTTTATGAGTTCTAATTTTGCTTCTACTTTTTTAATGTCTCGTGCATCGTGGTTACTCAATCTAACGACGTGATAGCCCATGCGCCAAATTCCTGCGGAGCGGTTGCTGTCTTTGCGCTTTTGGGTTTTGGTGTAGTGATAACCTCCGTCGAGCTCAAGGATAGTCTTTAATTCTGGAATATAGATATCGGCAAAGTACAGCTTCATTCCCGTTACGATGGGTTGTTGATGAACAATCTCATACCCAAGTAACATGCAATTCTTCGCTGCCGCTTTTTCCGCTTCGGTCGTATGAGATAGTAGGTCGCAGCGCATCTGCCTTATCAAAGCTTTACTTGGTTTCATTTACCATTTTTCTTCCCAAATAATAGCTGAAAGACTTTCTTGCCCTTGACGGTTATCCAAGTCCGCACTCCTGCATGGTCACTGTGGAAACTCTTGAAGTCTTTTAATTCGAAGAGGTCATTGGCATACTTTGCAATCGGGCGCAGTTCTCCTTTCGGTGTGCGATAGATATATCCTTTGTCTATAAGCAGGTTTATGAACTCGCTTTGCTTCAGTCCGATTTCCTTCGCTGTATCACGGAAGCCTGTGAGCAGGGAACGCTCCACAAGTTCATCGAAGTATTGCGCCTTTGGTTGCAATTCTTGGTTTTTCGCTACGAGAGCTTGCTTCTCTCTTTGTTCTTCTATCCACCGCTCGGCGCGCTTGATTGGGTCTTCAATCTGATATGAGGCAAGTGCTCCTTCTCTTGCAATTCTCTCACATTCGATAAAATACTTGCGAGCGAGGCGACCTTTCTCGTTGTTTTCGACCATTGACAACTCCTTTGCCATGTCAATAGATAAAGCATATTCGATGGTTGGTCTTCCACCTTGGGAGTTTTTGACAATTTTGTCAAAAACCTCATAGTCTTGGTTTTTAACGAACCCATACTGTTCAATACGCTGCTTAATCCAAGTAGCAAACTCTCTTTTGTTGCACAAGAACTGATGTAACTCTCTTGCATTGACGGCACGTTTGCCGCAGTACTCTAAAATCTTAATTAGTTCTGCCATATTTTGCTATTTTAAGTTCTCCAACATCCTAATCTCGTCCTTGATATAGAATATGGCCTTTTTGAGGTCTTCAATCCGCTTCTCCTTCTCCGTCTTGTCACCATCGACCTTGCCTTTCCGCATAAGGTATTTCAAAGCGTTGCCAACGGCGAAGTCAAAGTGTCGACAGATATCGATAGGCTCAACACCGCATAGTTCTTTCAGCCAAGCATAGTGAGACGGATGCTCAACATTATTGCATTTATTTTTCTCGTCAATCATAAACCATTTTTTGTTTTTGAGCGAAATATACTTTTTATAATCTATATACACCATGTTTAAGAGAGACCACTATCATGGGAGTGGCAGGTCTTATTCACAAGTCTATATATAGGCATGGAATATCCATTAACTATATATGTGTTAGCTAAGACCTTGAAGCAATAATTTTTGGTCGTAAAAGTAAAACCTGGGACTTTGTAGAAATTTACCCCTTTCTTGTAAAATTTCAAAAAATGGTTCTTGACCAACAAGTATCCATGTTTTAGGGCATTTCTGACATAATCAAATGCCGACCTCAATGATATGCCCAAGCGTGAGGCTATCGTTCTGTAAGACATCCCATATTCGTGGAATACATTATCCCTTGCGTACTTCCTTATTATCTGTTTAACATTCTTCACAGTCTTGTAATCACGAGAATGCCTTGCGTCAAGAATGGCACGGTGGATAAAATTCTTCCGCTCCTGCAAGATACATACTAATATAGCCCACAATGCTTTTTCTACGTCACCCAAGGATGGTAACAATGCATTAAGTATCTTCTTGTTTCTGTTTCCATGTTTTGAAGTTATTGACTTAAATACAAGACACCCATTACATATTTCAGCAAGCCCCCGCTCCTGTAAGGTGGCTAACCTCTTCTTTATTGTCAACGGATGTACTCCTGTGATTGAGCTCAACTTAGCATAAGTGAAGCCCTTGCATATATTCTGGTTCGTCTTCTCATGATAGAATATGAGGAAAGCAATGGCTTTCAGAAATGCCCTGTCTCTGAACATCCTTATCGCTATGCTGTTTCTTATATTCCGAATCATATTCTAAATGATAAGGACCAAACAGGATAAGCGAGTGCGTATTTCTTATCCGTCTGGTCCATTTATATAGAGCCCCTCTGGGCAGCCTAATCTATATTTATCACGCGCTCCTTATATGGTCGCAAAGTTAAAAAGAAAATTTCAGATTCAACCTTAAATACCGTTAAATTATTAGTTTTAATATTAATATCTTAAATTTTTCCCTTAATTTGCTTGCCTATCTGAAAAGTTATTATTAATTTTGCGGCATAATAAATAATAAAAGCATGATTACACTGATAAATACAGCCACAGGCGAAGAGTATAGGTATACGGGCACAAGTAGGGAGTTTTGCACAGAGGATTCTTTCTGTGTAAATGCCAAAGGGTCAAATAGTTTCAAGAGTAGGTTCAGAGGCGTGGCCGCAGGTTTTATCCTTGGGAACCATACGGTTCAGGTCTTGCTCAGAGAGCCGTTTAAGGTTAAAGAATGTTTAATAAAATAAGATAGTGACATGAAAATAAAGACCGACGACATAAAAGAGTTTCTGTTAACTTTCTCATTAGGAAGCCTCTCCATGGCACTGGCTTATATTATCTTATGGTTATCCGCTGTACTTGGATAGTAAAACACACTCAAAACATATACAACATGAAAGTAAACACATTCGGCAGCATGCCTCAACGCTCAGAGGCAACCACAATCGTAGCAGAACCCATCAAAGCAGTTAACGAGGTTCAATTTTTCGACTTTAACAAGCAAAAGTGCCAGAGACTTACCCTTGGGCAACTATCAAGGACAAACAGGGAAAATCGTGGTGATGACAACACACCCATGCATGGCATCTATCACTTCGCCCTTATCCAGAGACTCATAGATATGTGTGCCGAGCACGGCTATAATGCCGATGTCTACGACCTGTTCGCCACGAACAACAGGGATAAACAAACGCCAGGAGTAAGTCTTTATCCAGAGCTGGAAGCAAAATACGGCCAACGAGCGGTGCAAGCGCATACTCTTCGCAGAGTGTATGCCAACGTCCGTCTCACGAACTTTGACAACGACGAGCTTACAACCTGTCTTGCTATCGCCTACACGCAGAAGGGCATCCAAGTGGGGTTCGGGACAAACGTCAAGGTTTGCCATAACCTTAATATGTTAGGGCAAGGGCAATTCGTGGCAGATTACAAAATTCACAACCATTATGCAAGCGGTGACAACTACAAGACCGACCTAAAAGGGATTATGGCAACCGTCGGAGGCTGGCTGACCGATGCCGAACACATCGCTATCAGCGAGCGAGAAACTATTGAAAGGATGAAGGAGACGATACTGACGGCAGAGCAACTGTACATGATAATTGGCATGCTCACGAGTATGCGTGTTGCTTGCGATACCAACATCAAGGCAATAAAGTACACAGGTGGCATATATCCGCTTAATCAAGCGCAAATCTGCCGATTCACGGAGAATTTGTTGGTAACGCAACACGAGAAGGGGCGCATAAGCGCATGGGACTTGTATAACAGCGCAACCGAGCTGTACAAACCAATGACGGCAGAGACAAACCTTATCATGCCACAAAACATGGCAATGGTACGTTTCCTTAGAGAGCAAGAGATATTCTAATCAAATAACACGGCAAGGAGGTGTTCTCCTTGCCTTAAAACGATAATTATGGAAAATTACAACATTAAGTTAAACCTAATGAAGCTCAGCAGAGCTGGCATTATGCAAATTCAAGGCCGTGGCGAGGTGCTCCGCTGCCTGGTTATCCCAGTAGAGGAAAATCACCTCTTTATCGGCATGGACGAGCAGAATCGCCCAAAGTCTGCCTATCTCGATGTTTCGGCATGGGCATTACGTAACCCGAAATATGACGAGACGCACATGATTAAGCAATCGTTGCCAAAGGAGGTGCGTGAACAGATGAGTGAGGAGGAAAGAAAGGCACAGCCTATACTCGGAGGCATGAAGCCTATGAACATAGAAGCCCGCAATGGCGCATCCAATTGCGACGCTCCTTTCGCACAAGTTAGTGATTTAGACGACCTGCCCTTTTAGCATAAGGCTTCTTGTAAACGCAGGTTTTAAGTTGGTTCTAAATTATTGAGTATGAGAACAAAGACATCCATTTGGTTCGAGGTAGGGATTAGCTATCCGCAGGCACAAGAAAACGGCTCACTGAAAAATGTCACAGAGAAGTATGCCGTTGACGTAATGAGTTTTGCTGAAGCTGAAAGCGTGGTAATCCATGAAATCGCACTTGCATAAGTGGCGAGTTAACAATAAAGTCGGAGGCGCAGGCTTCTTATAAGGAGGTTTTCTTCTCCGAGACGAGCAAGGAGGACAACTGGTATAAGGCGAAATTGCAGTCTATCGCCTTCTCCGAGAAAACAGGCAAGGAAAAACGGAGCAATACGATTTATCTTGTACAAGGCAGTTCAATGGCCGGCGCATTGAAGAATATTGACGCGGTGATGGGTGGTACGTGTATAGATTACGAGGTCGTCAGTCTGACCAAAACACGTATCATCGACGTGTTCGAACATACAGAAGAGAAAAAATAACAAAACAAAAAGATTAGCATTATGGGAAGACCAAGAAAAAATACAGAACCAGAGCTGTATTCAGCAATTAACACAGAGAATCTCGGCGTTGATTTACAAGCAGAAAACATCTTTTTTGAAGGCGATGTGCCCTCGGCTTGCATTAAAGCCACAGGGCCTGGGGAATACCTTATCCTTTGCCCACAAGATGTAGAGTTGAAGGATGGCAGGGTAGTAATCAAGACAGGCGTAACATTGAAAGATGGTGTTCGTGCCATAGTATTGCCGACCGAGGACAACGCCTTATTCGGCATTAAGGCAGAAAACGGTATCATGCTGGATAGGACGGACGTTGAACCAATGTCTGTACGTGGCGAGATACGAGTGTGCCTACACTGCGATGATGATGTGCTAACGAGTGAGGTAACGCCTTACGGCTCGACTTCGAGGCATGTAAGGTTACTCGCTGGTACGGTGCTCGCTCAACTGATAATCATACAGTAATGAACGTAAGCTACCTCAAAGGTCTCCTTGCGCAGTATAAGGTACTGCAAGAGTCGGGCATGGTTATTGAGGTCAAGCTGATAACCATGGTAGGAGAGTATTCTATAACCAACGCCTCCGCAATTGCCAAGATGCTACAGGCTGCGATTACGGAGGCGGAAAGGGAAGTGAACAATGAAGACAAACAATGTAAGACGGACAAGAGCCAAGCGTGTTGTCGTGGTGCAATTCAGGGATAAGCCCCCCAGGGCTTTCCGGAATTGTCCCGATATATACAAGGCATACACAAGGGGACAGCTTGGCATCTGCCTTAATGCGCTTTGGAACGCCTTGGCAAAAAGTAGAAAGTATAGCAACAGAAATGTCGTCATATTCTACAAGAATATTGAGTCCCTTAATACTATTACGTGGCGATAGGCATATTGACGAGGGAGTGTATAGAATTCCCTCGTTATTGAAAAAACTCCATGGAAAAAGACATTTTTAAGCTAATAAAACGAGACTCAAACCACAAGCCTCGACATATAGAATCACAGATACAGCGTCAGATGGTGGCGTGGTTTCGCTTGCAATACCCACGGTACATTATAGCCGCCGTACCCAATGGTGGGCGGCGAAATGCGCTGGAGGCGAAGATAATGAAAGGTGAGGGCGTGCTGGCAGGCTTCTCCGACCTTGTCATAATAGCCGACAGGAACGTTCTGTTTGTTGAGGTGAAAACCAAGGATGGCAGGCAAAGCGAAATGCAACGGAAGTTCCAAGCCGACGTTGAGAGGCTCGGCTTCCAGTACTTTGTCTGCCGTTCCTTGCAAAATTTCCAATTCACCGTGGAGAAATGGCTGCGAGACAAATTTTCCGTGTGAGGACACGGGGTAAACAAATCTTAATATATTATTAATAATTAGGAGGTTCTGAATATTTTTATTATCTTTGCAATGTAAAAAAACAGAAAGACTATGGCAAAAGGTAGTGGAACAACAAGAACAGTAAGCGCAAACAATGCGAGCGCAAGTAAAACACAGAGTTCTCTTAGCGGAAAAGTCAGTACAATGGACGAAGCCAATAAGGTTATGGACACATACAAAAACCTCTATAATATGCCAACGAAGGAACAGAAAGCATTTACTGATTCTTTCGGCCAGGCAGTTATGGACACATTCAATGAGAAGATAAAAGGCTACGATGATTTGAAGTTTCAGAGAAACGCCAAGGCATTCAAAGAAAACAACAAAGCTGATTATGATAGGGCTGTTCATCAGCATACTATACAGGTAGATAATCTGGTAAAGGAACAACAGCTAATCACAGATAAGTATAATGAGTTTATCAAGGTAAAGAAATAAGAGCTGATTCTTAGCAAGCAATGGGATTAAAAGAGTCGAGAAATGTATACGATATATTAGAATTTTAAACAGAGTGAACAGGTTTGCAAAATTAATATTCCCTTTAGTTTTGCAAGCCTAAACTAATAAAATACTAATAATCAAAGATTTGTATAAAAATATTCCAAGAAATATTTGGCACATTGCGGAAGTCTTATTAACTTTGCGGTGCTTACAAGATAACAGTAGACTGTTCCGCCAGAGCAACGGTTATTGCTCATTCGCTTGAATGGGTGTGCTTCATGCCCATCAAGACCGTAATATACACGGTCGCCTATACGTAAGATTAAAAACGAAGCTCTTAGCGGAGCGGACTACTATCATCTTGTAAGCAGCGTATATGGCGACCGCTTTTTGCTTGCCTACAAAATTCATCTAATTAAATGCTTACAAGATGAACGACGTAAAGATTTTTAACTCCCCCGCATTCGGGGGATTCCGCGTGATGCGGAACGAGAAAGGCGAACCGCTTTTCTGTTTGAACGATGTGTGTGATGCCTTGAGGCTGAATGTATGCTTCACATTAGCACGTTTGGAGCTTGTCCCATATACTCTTGGGGTCACGGATTCGGTAGGAAGAAATCATAATGTATTCTTTGTCCAAGAGAAGGACTTTTTCCGTGTGATATTCCCATCACGCAGACCAGCCTGCCGAAATTTCCAAGACTGGGTGTTTGATAAGGTATTGCCAAGCCTTAGAAAGGGAAGCAAGCGTGTCAACGCCCAAGCGTCTCAGCCAACTCCCTCCTACGAGATTGAAGACCCTATCAAGCGTGCTGAGCGTTGGATTGAGGAGCAGAAGCAGCTAAGAATCGCACATACGCCCAAGCAGCCGCAAGTCGCGACCAGCAAACCGAAGAAAGAGCCACAAACTGCGACCACCAAGCAGGCGAATGTAAAGATTGAGCCGAAAGACAAGGCCAATGACATTCAGCAGAAGCCTGTCAAGACGGCAGAACAGAAAGTTGAACGGTACGGCAACGTTCTCAACTCAGATGGTTACATGATAACCACGGAGATTGCCAAGGAATTGAACATGTCAGCAAGAAGCCTCAACGCCAAGCTCAATGATGCCGGAATCATCTTCAAGCGTTCCAAGCGGTGGCACGTGAAAGCATCATATCTGCCTCTCCACATCGCCAAGACAAGAATTTTCTCTTACCCATCAAAGGATGGGATTTCAACTGGCACACGTCCTTACTTGGTTTGGAACCAAAAAGGCAAGGAACTAATCCTTGCGCTTGCTCGCAACAACTACAACGACAAATCGCCCGAGGTTGCCAAGCTCAGGCGTGAGCTGAGACAAGCAGTGAAGGACGCTGGAAAGAAGCAGCCAAATGCGCCTATACACGAACAATCCTTACAATTCGCTTAATCATCGGAGGCACAATTATGAACAACCGAAACATCTTAGTGAACATAGAAACGGCCAGTAGCGAGGCTACCACCAAGCGGTGCTTGAATATGCTCGGTGAGCTTTTGAAGGCTCAGAGCAAGGTGATGAACTTCCTCGTAAGCGAGAGCATAGACGATTCAATAGAGGGCGAGGCTATCGCCGAGAGCTTGGGCAGCGCAATCAGATCCTTTGACGGCATCCTGCCAAGTGGTGTTTACGGTAAAATTATCAACAGGAGGGAGTATCATGGAAACAAAGATTAAGTATGTAGTCTTTGACCTTAAAGGTCAAGCCGAAGCATTCATGGCAAAGTTCCGTGAGTTTGGATACATGGACTTCGTTGAGAAAATGGCGGAAGTAAGCGCATACGAGGTCGGGGTTGAGATAGCCGTCGTGGATGAAACCGAAGTGGATGTGCTCATTGACGATTGCCTTATGCAAACCCAACTGACTGGCTTTGCAAAAGTTGTAGAAATATAAAAAATGATTGTCGTGTGATTTAGGCCTTGCACAGCTTAAATCACACGACTTTTATTCCTTCTTTATTTTTTCAATATAAGGAGCAAATACCTTGGCAAACTCTTTGTATGTCTCAAGCATCCAGGCAAACAGCGGTTGCCAATCAGCTTGCTCATACCCACCGTTATCATAATTCGTAACGGATATAACGCTCGCCTTGTTATCCTCGGCCAAATTCCATTGCAACTGGCGGCCAAATTGCTTATTGATAACCTCCTTGTCTTTCTCAATCATTCGGAAATGCCGCTTATTGTCATTCTTGTCAGAGCCGTCAAGCAGTAACCGCACAGACACAGAGCCTTTGCGCACATAGAAGTCGAAGTGGGCTTTAGTCGTATTTATAAATATCGTAAAACTGTGATATGAGTGCGGCACCCTTTGCAGTTTCACGCCATTCGTATTTGCATATTCACAAAGGCATGACCAAAAGTCAAAAATTTTCTGCTCTTTTTCTGACAGTTGTGTCGGCTCGCCCTTTTCTTTTTCCGGGGCACAAACAATATCGAACAATATGGCTGGTTTAGAATCTCCGATGCTTAGTGCCGTAGCTTCTATCAGGTAGAAGTTGCACTGGATAGTAGAGTCGTTAAGCATCTGAATGGCACTGACATGCTCGGCTCTCGCTTTCTCAACAATCCAAACAGCGTATTGTGCGCGATGGTGTGCAGCATACGTTATCACCTTGCCCAAGTGGTCTGAATTGCTGTCCCCGAACTGATTTTCAATGATGATGCGGCTCTCCCCATCATCACCAGCCTTGGCCACAATGTCTACTTTCATGGTTTCCAACTTGTGTTCTTTCTCTGCCTCGGATATATTAATCCCGAGTTTTTCTGATAGCAAGCCTATATTCTTTGTAAGCCAAGGGGTGAAGCCAGTTGCCTCACCATCGAAAATTTCCTTCAAGGAGTGGGGCTCTATGCGGTCTATCTCTCTCATTTGCCGATATACTTTTTTCCTTCACTAATAACAATGCCTTTGTAGCTTCCAAGAGCTTTCTCCCCTAAAATAGTGTATCTGCCTCTGCTTTTTGGGCTTATATAGATATTGTTCATGCCGCTTGTCTCTTTATTATATTCTTCAAGGAATATTCCGTTCAACCCACTGTCCAAAGGAGTTATTAAGTCCTTCTCGTATTTTTTATTGTCCTCGGTATTAACGTATTTAATAACGATAATCCATTGGTTCGTCTTGCTTCTGTAAATACTCTCACTATCATTTACACAAGTATATCCACCAGGAACGCACGCCCACCCATACTGTAGTCTAAAGTTATACTTTTCTATCTTAAATAACGAACAATTATCCCTCGCATTAATAATCTCAAAGCTATACATTCGTATGTTTAGAACTCTCTCAGTCAAAGTTATGGAGAAAGTGAAGGCATCATGATACCTTCCGTCTTCTACCACATAGTCTTGATATTTCTCAATCCTAACTTTTATTTTGTCATTCAAATTTTGTGCGAAAGCATGGGCTGATACTATCAGCATCACACAGATAAAAATTACCTTCTTCATGTCTTAAGATTTGGTTCTTGCTGCAAAGGTACTGAAAAACCGCTTACTATTATATTATATATTGTATTTTTTCACGACAGAAAGGTGCCAAGACTTCCAAAACAAGGATGTCTTTTACCAAAAGCTAAACAAAGCTAACGGCGCAAATAATTGCATATCAACAACTTGCACGTTTAAGACATTATTATTATCTTTGCGGTATAATAAATAACAATACAAAATACGAGAACAATAATGAGAACAAACTTTTATATGGAAGTAGGAGAAGAGGCTTACACATCAATGTACGAGTTCTAACAATTCATAGGTTTCGACGAGGACATGACCAAGAAGGAAACCAGCAAACTCTAATATTTGGCATTATTTAAAAAGCAAATTATGACAAGAGAACAGGAAATTCAGATATTACAATCACTCAAAGGAGATACCTACTTCGCACAGAAGTATGGACAGGACATTGACCAAATGTGCCAGAACATAAGCAACGACTTCCCAATCGAATTTGACTGCCAATTCATGGCGAATGAGAAAGCCTTGTAAGAGCAACTTAAAGCACAGCAAGCTGCCTCGAAAGACAGGCTGTTATCATTCGCGCATGATATTATCCTTGCGATGAGTGGCTGCGATGATGAGATATATCAGACGGTTGAAGGTTACATCGGAAAAGATGAGATTATCAAGTTCAAGCACTCGCAAGGCATAGAACTTAATGATGATGAGATTGATTATCTGGTAAAGAAATTAAAATAAACAACAAACTTTGGCATGGAAATAAATCACTACGTAGCGTGGATGCACTTCCACGGGGACAGGACGGCACGCTTTCAAGGCTTTGCCGAGAGCGAGGAAGAATTTAAGCGGATGTGTGAAGAAAAGAACTTCGACATCTCCGAGGCGGACGAGATAGAGTGCGTCAGGCGTAACGTGAGAGGCCTCTTGGGCAGACATTGCAAAAAAAGCGTGTCTGAGTGGTAGCCACTCTAAGAAGAGCGCAATGGATTATCCCCTTAATGAAAAATAAACATGAACCTTACAGATAATGATTACCAAGAACTTGTCGACCAAATCTATGAAGGTGGAGAAATGGCTTGTCTTGATGGTGATGAGTGTCTCGAGGTGTTCTATGACTATGAGGAAGAAGGCTATGAGGAAAACGACTTCAACTTAGGTTGCGGCAACGGCACAGGAGCATGGGTAACTACGGCGGTGAACTTATGTGTTAACAGGTGGTCATGTACGGATGAAGACGGCAATGAGACTGATTGCGACTTCGATGAATGTAAGCTTCAAGACTACTTGACAGAAATGAGAGTTGGATAATATGAAAGAGCGGATAAGAAAGTTTGGCGAGCTCAACGGCTGGCGTGGTTGCATGGGGTTGTATTTCACGCAAAAACAGCTTCGAACATTGAAGCAATATGGAATAACTGCGGCAACGACGCTTGAAGAAGCGTACAATGTTATTAAAAACGATAAACTTTAATACTATGATAACAATACCACAATCAAACGCAAGGGAGCAAGCGGAAAATGAGCTTGCACAATGGGTTATTGATAACACTAAAGACAGGAAACGCGTACAGATATTGCAACGCACAGAAGGCTGTTGCGCTGGCAACTGGTGTGGTAATTTACCGTATGGGGATTGGCACAAGGCTTCTTTCGAGGCCGTTGATGCCGTAATTAGGGAGTTTCGCAAGCAAGGATGGCTGGTAACGGAAAGATGTTCTTTGAGATACCCGACAGCATGGATAACTTTTGAAAGATAAACAAGATGAAAGAATACACAATTATTGGAGTTGAAGGCAAAGCCTTTGCCATTATGGGATATGTTGTCCGTGCCATGAAACTCGAACACAAATCAAAAGAGGAAATCGACACATACATAAGAGATGCAAAATCCTCGGATTATACACATCTAATTGCCGTGTCTATGGATATGTGCGAAGAACTTAACAACAAGAGATAATATGAAAAGCATCTACCACATTCACAAGT